ACAAGGGAGAACGCTACGTGAGACCCTTCGAAACATAGAACCAAAAACTTTAGATGACCCTAAGTTTTTAGGGGGAGATTACGCCGTACTGGACAAAATATACGCCTCCATTTTTAAATAAATTTCCTGCAACGTTTTTGCAATCTTTTTGCAACAAACCTGCAATCTTTTTCAGACTATATACTTCGACCTTTACTGCCGAAAAATAAAAAAGCCTCAGATGCTCTAACATCTGAGGCTTTCGGGGGGCGGTTGAAGGTCAAAAGTGCGATTCTCAACGCTACTAAAATGGGTTCGATTCCCATCCGCTCCACAAAGATAAGAAATATTTGAAAACAAAAAACCCTCAGCACTACTAATGCTGAGAGTTTTGGGGTGGTGGTGTAATTGGTTAACATCCACGAATTTCACACTCTGGGAAATGGGTTCGAAACCCATCCACTCCACGAAGATACAAATTATTTGAAATAAAAAAGCCCCTATTGGCTTAGGGACTTTTAAAATTCGGTCGTTAGTTCAACGGATAGAACAATGAGGCGCTCACCTTATAAATACGGGTTCAAATCCTGTACGACTGACCATCAAACTTGCAAGACCGTGAGGGCACAACGAGCCAACCGTATCATGCGTGTTTGAGATACAAAGATACTTATTAGATAACTAAAACAAAAGAAAAAGCAATGAATTTAACACAGCTTTCTACCAAGTACAACACCAATGAAAAATGTATTGCTCATTTGGAAAAGGTTAGATGGGGCGATACGCCTGCCTGCCTGCTATGCGGCTCAATAAAAGTGTACCGAAGGAAATCGGGTATACGCTGGCATTGTAATGACTGCAACAGGGACTATTCTGTGCTTTATGAGACAATATTTGAACAAAGCAGGTTAGCACTACCAAAATGGTTTCAGTTAATCTTTCTGATGCTAAATGCTAAAAAGGGTATATCAGCAATGCAAATAAGCAGGGATATAGGTGTAACCTATAAAACAGCATGGTATAGTGCTATGCGGGTACGCTGTGCTATGCTCGACTGGGGAGAAATGTTGGAGGGCATAGTAGAGATGGACGAAAGCTATGTAGGCGGTAAGCCGAGAAAGCGCAATAACCCTTCTGTAGTACCGAGCAATGTAGCCGACTTGAGCAACGTATATGACCGAAAGGATGAAAGAATAAAGAGAGGGCGTGGTACTAAGAAGATACCCATAGCGGGTATAGTACAGCGCAAGGGGCATGTAGTAGCCAAAGTAATGGATAGGCTGACTTCTAAAGAACTCATATCCTTGTTAAAGAAAACAGTAAAGACTAAAGACAGCATATTGATTACAGACGATTACAGGGCATATAAGAAGATGGATGAACTTATTGAAAGGTATGTGATAAACCATTCAGCGAAAGAGTATTCAAGGGGTAAAACGCATACTAACACTATTGAAGGCTTTTGGTCAATAATCAAAAATGGCATAAGGGGGCAATACCATGTGTTAAGCAAAAAATACCTGCCTTTTTACTTAGCCGAATTTTGCTACCGTTATAACCGAAGGGATTTAACACAAAATCAGGCTTTTGGTGAAACCATAGAGAATGCAGTCAGCGATGAGAAGTGTTTTACCGATTATAAACCGAAGGGAGATGTTAAACGAATTGTTTACCCGCGCAAAAAGAAGGCAAAAAAAACAGCAGAAGCTAAATAACCTTGTTACTTATTTTTGCTAAATAAAAAGCCCCGCTTTTAATGGCGGGGCTTTAAACTTTCGGAAAGCTATTCTATTATTTAGTTCCAACAAATTGCTCCGTAAATCCATTGCCGTTATTTGCATTCAAGCTATATGCAAACTGATTGGTATTCGTATTGAATAGTCCATTAAATCCTGCTGGTATAGATATGCTATTGAATGTACCACCAACATACGTAGTACCGTTAACTGTACCCGAATTTACTGCAATATAATCTCCATTAGTAGTGCCTGTGAGAGTAGCTGTAAAAGGAATATAGCCTGTTTGTGGCGTTACCTGAATATGCGTATTGTCAATTTTAGTAACAGTTACGCTACTTGATGCTTGCGTGTATGAAGAACCGCTATAAAGAGAATCTCCAATATTACCTGAATATACACCAACAAGGTTCGTAGTTAAATCAGGAGCAGAGTTATTCTTAGAACAAGAACTGATAGCCGTAATTAAAAGAAAGGCGCAAATGCCGAAAAAGAAGGATTTTTTCATTGCTTATTGATTTATTGATTTAAAAATTTATTGAACTTTTACGGTTGTATTACTTAATACAGTACAGTTTAAACTATACCCCGATTCTATGTTTGCTGGCTTCCCTTTTATTGCCATACAAGCTAATAAGGGCGGCATAACAAGAAGCCCCAAACCTAATCCAAGCCCTAATGCCAAACCGAGCCTTTTTTCGCCTTCATCAGATATAGGGCAAGGCGATAAAGCTATTGTGCTGCCGTCAACAGCCTTTACATTTAGAATCTCTATTTTAATTATACCCTGTTTACCTAAGCCTTTCTGCTTTTTAAATTCCTTGATAACCCCCTCAGCAGCCGAACCCCCTTTAATCACTACTTTACCATTAACACTTACATCAGATGTTACGGTTAAAGCTATTTTTTCCCCTGCTTTATGTTTCTGATGGGATGTGGAAATTTTCTGCGCTACTTGTAACGGTACTGATGCGCCAGAGGGTACTGTTACATCTTCGGGTGTACCCGCTTTAATGGTTAATGATAATGTAGAAAATAGCACACAAATTACTAATGGCTTCAATAGCCTGCTTGTCCTGATAAAGGATAACATTGTTTTTTTCATTGAGTTGTTTTTAAGTTAAATAATGCCCAAATATATATTAAAAATCACAAGCAGGCATATATCACAATCTCGTTTTCGTATTCTTTTTACAATATTCAATGTGAAAAGAACAAGGCATATAAACTTTATAATATCCTTTGGCTTAAAAGTCAGGCAGATACGAAAGGATAAGGGGTTAACCCAAGAAGTTTTGGGCTATATGTGCGATATTGAAGAAAGTACCATTAACCGAATAGAATTAGGCAAAGCCAATACAAGCCTTACGCATATAAAAGCAATATGCGATGCACTGAATATACATCCAAAAGATTTATTCGATTTTTAACTTGCCTGAAAAGAAATAGGCTTATCCGCAGGGTCTTCGGTGATTTTTTTGTCGGGTACTTCTTTCTTTTTTGAAATCCTTTCCTGTACCCTTTTTGTTTGCGCTTTTGCCTGTTCAAGTGTCACTGACTGTTGCTTCGCCAGTGCTTCCATTGACAATTTCGTAAGTTCTTTAAATAGCATAATCTTAATATAAACACTCAAAAAGCCTGAAACAAATAAACCATGACTTTATGGTTTATTTGTTGTTTATAATTCAAATATACCACGATTTGATAATTCAAATAAATTGCCCAAAAAACCATAAATGAATAACATAGCGATTGAAAGTTTATATGGCAAAATATTTGATAGTTCAGACGGAAATTTATATGAGTTCTTTACACAAAGAATAGCACCGAGCGGTGATAGGTATAATACCAAAATTCTCATAAAATCACAAAAATATAGGGCATGGACAATCATTAGGAAAAATGATACTGACGCTTTTATTGTATTCGATGTCCATGAATACAAAATCAAATCATGGCTTAATGATGAAAACGGTAAGCTATTTATTGAAACCGTGAGATGGGATGAGGTATTGATAATATTTCAAGAAATTTAAAGTTTTTCGTAAGAACGATTTATAGCATCCGTAACTAAATCTGCCCTCTCTTTACATGGGTTAGGATATTTTTCTAATATGGCTCTAAATTCGGATGCAAACGGTTCACGAATTTTCTCTATTAGCTCAAGGAAATACTTATTGCTTTCTTCATTAGTTATTTCCCTAAACTCACTTTGTTTTTCCTCTTGCAATATATTATCCATAACTTTAATTTCAATTATATGAACATTATCAATCTTATTCTTTGCTCTGACCGAGAAAAATCGGTTTTAAAATCCGAAATAATACAATTCCCTGCTAACACAAATACATTTACAATATCCCAACTTGATGGAGACAACAATTTTGCTTTGAGCATACATGGAGGCAGCGGTAATGCAGGAACATGGGTTAAAGCCATTATTAGTGAGAATTTGGATGTTGCCTTTACTGTTGAAGAAAGTGCAAGTCTGCAAGTAAGGCTTGATGTAGCCAATTTAGATGTGCTATATACATTCAGGTTATACTTTTCTGTGTTCATCTAAAAACGCGTATCCTACATAGTCATTTAAAACGTATTTTGCTATACACCCCTTAGACATATGCTCTAATATACTGGTCAGGCGTTCAATTGTTAGTGTATTTTTGAATACGGTTTCTCTAAAGTTTATTAAATGTTCATCGAATAATTGCTGTGCAGACATATAAATTCTTTTTTTAAATGATGTATGATAGTATAAAGCCCTGTGAGCGAAAGAGGCTACCATCACATCACTTGTCCAGTCAATTAAAACTTGTGGTTCAATAATTAAATCGGTTTTTGTTTTACCTAAAATATTATCCATAACTTTAATTTTAATTATACATTTAATTATTACTAAATTTAACCCAAAATAGCGATTACTGTCTTAAAAGGGATAGGCGCGTATACATATGTTGTATCTACCCTTCAAACATTGTGGTTATAATATCCAATGTCAAATACAATACACGTCGATTGTTGTATCTACCTTAATAATTTCGGTTCATAATTGAACATTCTATCATAGCGTTGTATAGCATCCAATATACTGCTACGAAGGGTTGTATTAATATAATAGTTCCAAATCGTTGTAAAATTTTTCCTATTGTTGAAGGAATCCCAAGCCTATTCTTTTTGGCTGTACTGATATAAATATTTTTTTTAAAAAAGGATTTAGTGATTGCGCTCGCGCATCACCATAAGGACGTACAACCGCCCTGTTAATATGTTAAAGAACGTCTTTCTGAAAGCAAATATAAACAATTCTAACAAAAACAATAATTTAAGGCAATGACTAACGAGTTACGACAGGATTTTGCCACTTTATATTAGTTGCATATTTGTTATGCAGTAAGCATTCAATCAATCTTCTTTAGCTTTTGAATTTCGCTGTAACTTTTCAAGTCACGCTTATTAGTATTTAGTGCAATCTGCATTATATCTTCAAATGAGGCATTCACTTTGAAAACCTCATCATATTTGCTGGGCTTTTTATTTTGCGGGAGTTTTTTTGATGTTGCACTTTTCATAGAGCAAATATAATAAAAAGACATTTACTTTCCGAACTCCTTATACTCTTTCAGTATCGAAAACAAGGTTGTTCCAACTTAATCTACCACTGCAATTTGTAAGTGTAGTTTCAAACCTTTGACGGTCATTTAAAGTACGTGAATTAAATCGGTAAGCAAATTCATCACAATAGCGGTCAAGGTGCTTTTCGCTGATGTGGTGGTATATTCCAATGATGCCACGTTTGAAGAGTGACCAATAGTTCTCTATGCTATTTGTGTAAATATCACCATTGACATATTCGCCAAGTTTATGGTTGATAACCATGTGGTCAAATTTAGTTCGTAGCTTGTTATAGCCACCCCATTCATCAGTCATAACAGTTGACCCCTCTTTGACATTTTTCACGATTACAGGCATTAAGGTTTTCCCTTTTGTATCTTTTACTTTCATTGTAATAAGCATACCTCCCCGCTCTATCATTCCGACTACTGGCGTTTTATCTTTCACGCTTCTCCCTTGTGAGTTTTCAACTTTTTTATCCTTATGCCTGTTCTTATTTTTTCCTCCAACAAAAGTCTCATCCACCTCTACTACATTACTTAATATCTGAGGAGATTTTACACGCATCATTTCACGAATGCGGTGATTTAAAAACCATGCAGTTTTTTGACTTACTCCTAAGTCACGAGCAAGCTGATGTGAAGAGATACCCTTTTTGTGAGCTGTGATTAAATAGATAGCCGCGAACCAGTAACGTAATTCTATCTTAGTATTTTCAAATATAGTTCCCGATATAACTGTGAAATGTTTTCGTGTACATTCTTTGTTGGCGCATTTGAATCCGCGAGCCGTGCGATATACCTTTTCGTGACCGCAATTAGGGCAACAGACTCCATTTGTCCATCTCTGTTGCTCAAGGTAAGCAACGCATTTTTCTTTTGTATTGAAAAAATCTAAAACCGCTATAACACTTTTAAATCCAGAAACACTAATCATAACTTGCAACTTAAATATTACATACGCAAGTTACCCTGTCTCCACGCAATGTATTTGCGCAGTAGACTTCACACTTGTTAAGATACTGTAAAATACCTAATTTCATAGATTTATACCCAAAGCCAAATGACCATCATAACTAAACAAATGAAAGATAGTGCGGAGGCATTTATTCTTCGTTGGAGAGGCACTACTACAGAAAGGGCGGAATCGCAAACATTTACCAATGAGTTTTTTAAAATCTTTGGTCTCGATAGGAAGAACTTGGCGCAATTCGAGAAGCCAATTCAAAAGAAAGACGAAACAGGAACTGGCTTTGCTGACTTGTTCTGGTCGGGTAAGCTAATTATTGAATCTAAATCGGCACATTTGGATAACCCTAAGCATTGGGATAAAACGCTCCATCAAGCAGAGGAATATATTGAAAACCTATTACCACATCAAAGACCTCAATTTATTTTGCTAATGAACTTCAAAAGAATACAAAAGTATTCTGTCGAAATGAGCAAGTCAGATAAAGTAAAGATTTCATTTGAAATTGAAGTTCCGCTTGAAAACATTGGAACGAAAATAGATGAGTTTGCTTTCTTTCTTGAGTTTGCCAATCGTTTAGAATCCGATGAGGAAAAGGTAAATCAAGAAGCAGCAAGACGAATTGCAAATGTATATGACGCTATTGAACGCAAGGGGTACAACTCAAATGATATTGCAATTTTATTAGCAAGAATCCTTTTTTGTCTATTTGCTGAGGATACTGGCATTTTTGAAAAAAAACAATTCGAAAATTATATTAGAGAATATACGACTGGTAAAACACTTGGTGAACATTTACTTTCTTTGTTTGATACACTAAATACTAACAAAAAGAATCGCAAAATATTAAGTGGGGTCATTTCAAAGTTCCCTTATGTAAATGGAGATTTGTTTAATATAAAACTACACAAAGTCCCAACAACAACAAATGCCCTGCGTGATGCCCTCTTAGATTGTTGCGCTTATGACTGGTCAGATATTTCACCTGTAATCTTTGGCTCACTATTCCAAGCTGTAATGAATAATGACGAAAGACGGTCTTTGGGTGCTCACTACACCTCTGAAAAAAACATTAAGAGAGTTGTTGAGCCACTATTTCTCGATACCCTGCATGAAGAGTTTGAAAATATAAAGACCAACAAATCCACATTGGAGAGATTTAGAGCAAAAATAAACGGACTAACTTTCTTAGACCCCGCTTGTGGATGTGGCAACTTCTTGGTGGTTACATATCGTGAATTGCGTCTGTTAGATATTGAGATAATCCGAAAAATATATAAAGGAACAAGAGTGCTAGATGCCAGTTGGCTAAGTAATGTACCGCTTGAAAATTTTTATGGGTACGAAATTGACCCCACCTCTGCAATGATTTCAAAGGTAGCTTTATGGCTAACCGAACACCAAATGAACATGAGACTTGAAAGTGAATTTGGCAAAGCTGTTCCTACAATACCTTTGGATGAAGCTGCTGTTATTGTGAATGATAATTCTTTAAATATAGATTGGGATACAAACAAAAAAGGCAAAAGCTTTTCATACATATTAGGTAATCCCCCGTTCATTGGCAAGCAACATCAATCGCCAGAGCAGAAAATAGATATTGATAAAATACTAAGCGAGGCTAATGGTTACGGCGTTTTAGATTATGTTGCTTGTTGGTATATAAAAGCAGCAGAATACATGAAAGTACATACAGAAACACGAACTGCATTAGTAAGTACAAATAGTATTGCACAGGGAGAACAAACGGGGATTTTATGGAGCTATTTATTTAGAAAATATAAACTGAAAATTCAATTTGCTCATCAAACCTTTCGATGGCATAATGAGGCAGAAGGTGTAGCGGCTGTTCACTGTGTGGTTATTGGATTTGGCAAGGAAAACCTAAAAGATAAATTACTATATGAATATGATAACATTAAGGGTGAGCCTAATAGATTTAAAGTGAGAAATATCAACCCTTATTTAGTTCAAGGGAACGACACGACAATTTTAAAGAGGAGAACTCCAATATGCAATGTGGCAGAAATATCATTCGGAAGTATGCCAAATGACGGAGGACATCTTTTACTCTCAGACGAAGAAAAAAAGGAATTGATAAAAGAAGAGCCAAACGCCAGAAAATGGATAAAGCCATTGTTGAGTGCCCATGAATACCTTAATGGAAAAAAAAGATGGTGTCTTTGGTTGGTCGGAATTAAACCAAATGAATTGAAGAGCTTAACAGCAATTTATAAGCGCGTGCAGGCAGTTAGGAAGCATCGTATAGAGAGTAACAGGGAAGCAACGAAGAAATTGGCATCTACCCCGTATTTATTTGGTGAAATTAGACAGCCTAAATCAAATTATGTCTTAATCCCACGACATTCATCTGAAAATAGGAATTATATACCCTTTGGTTTTTTTTCAAGTAATAATATTGCAAGTGATAGTTGCCTAGCAATAGACAATGCAACACTTTACCAGTTTGGCATTATCTCGTCAGCTATGCATATGGCTTGGGTTAAGTATGTATGCGGAAGAATAAAAAGTGATTACAGATACAGCAATGAAATTGTTTACAATAACTTCCCATTTCCAAACGGGATTCTAAAAAGAAAAAAAGATGCGGTTGAGATAGCTGCCCAAAGGGTAATTGATATAAGAGAAATATACGTTAGAGAGGGAAGTTCCCTTGCAGACCTTTACGATACATCACTAATGCCTCATGAATTATTGCAGGCGCACCATATGCTTGATAAAGCAGTTGATAAATGTTATCGAGAACCTGCTTTTACAACAGACATAAAGAGAATTGAATTTTTATTTGAACTTTATGACACCTATACAGCAGGTATGTTTCCTATTGAATAGGTTTTTATCGGGATAAGTCACAACCAACACGTAAAAATGTCAGATGTTACAATATAGCAAAAACACACAAATAACATAAGATTCATATGTATCATAAAATCTTGTCGTAACTCGTTAGTCATTGCCTAATTTAATTAAGTTTTTTTCAAATCGGATAAAATACTAAATTTGCATGAAACAGGATAGAGATTGGAAGATTCTTTTAAAGATAGCAACGAGATAGGTTTAAAAAAAATATTTACACTTATAAGGAATTATTTTTTATCTGCCATCGGTATAACAGCGATAATAAGTATTATAATAATTCTATGTGAGGACACCACTAACTATGTCTATAAAGATGACTTGGTTAAAATAAAGGAAGTTAGCCGTTTCAAATCAGGTAAAGATACAGTGATTGTATATGATATAGAATATGAAGGTAAAAATTATATAAATTTCAAAAATAAATAATATGAAGCATTTAGTAGCAATTCTCGTTGACAGCGATACCTCACCGCATAGGGTTAAAATAAGCCATCATAAAGATTTTTTCTTTGATTCAAAAGATGCCCAACGTGCAGGTGAGACCATTAAGAAGGATATAGATACAATGGCGACAGGTATAGTAGCAGCCATAAGAGCGGGTGGAGAGTTAAATGTTTTGAATAAACCAGAAACATTGGCGAGAGTAATTCAATATCTTCAAAGTAATATTTCAATTATAGATGTTTATGAAGGGCATTCAATTGAAGATTTAGAAGCGATAAAACAGACCACAACAATTGCTGATACAGCTAAATTAAAGTCTTTATAAGCGCAAATGCGATATTGAGAATAAAATTAGCAATTGCAGATAAATAAGGGCTAATTTTGTTACCTTATGTTATATTTCATATCTTTATTTAAGACGATAATGCTCAGTGCATATAAAGCAACGGCAACTATTATATGTGCTCTGTTTGTTATATTTCTAACTCTAAAATACATTTTTGAATTATGTCAGCCCAAAGTGAAGAAAAACTTACTCTCGGTCATTATCTTACAATTTTTAGTATTGCATTAGGCTTAATAGGCACTACTTTAGGCGTAATTCAATATCTTGAAAATAAAGAAGTACGTGCTATGCAGGCAGAATTGACAGCGTTGCAATTAGAAAAAGCAAAAAAAGAGAAAGCCACAGGCGCAGCCTAACCATGATTATGACAAAAAGCCATGATACAAAAAGCCCCATGTATGTAGGGGAGAGGCACTACGATGAACACGGTAATCCGCTCGGCGGTATAAAAGTAGTTGTTGATGGCAGTCAGATGGTCGAAGTTGAACGCTCCGAAATGAAGATATGTGAAGATGCATATAACTCGGATGAGATTCTCACTTTTACCAATAAAACCAATAAAAAAATTCTTGACTATATCCATAATGAATTTTCATGTAAATTTGATAAACACCATGCAGATAGCGGGGATTTTATACTGTGCAGGCTCGTAGTGCTCGACCCTGCACCCCATAATCGCAAAGGTACTGTAAGGCAGATATTGGATGAAATGCAAGCTGAAAAGTCTTGTAATGTAAGCTTTGGTAAAAGTACCATGAAAAAAGGTGGCAAGATAGCCCCTAAAGCAACGCCCCATGAATTAAAGCAACGCTGGGATAAAAAAAAAGAACATATCACCAGTATAGCACAATCTATACAAAGCTTACGCAATAATGTAACCAGAGATATTAAATCGGGTAATGATAAAGACAGGCTTACCGCTCTCGCAATAGCCGTTATTGACAAAACATCTGAGAGGGTAGGCAATGAAGAATCAGCAGCCAACGGTCATGTAGGAGTTACGGGATTACAAAAAAAACACATCAAGATAGATGGAAACACCGTATATCTGAATTATATCGGGAAATCAGGTACAGAGCAGAATAAACAGTTTACTGATGAGTTGTTAGCATCGGAGTTAAGAAGGGCTATAAAGGAATCTAATTGCGATTTTATCTTTTGTACTAAAGATGGCTTTCAGATAAAGGCTGACCGAATAAACAGGTATTTATCAGAGTACAAAATATCGGTGAAAGATATTCGCGGTTATGCTGCTAATTATTATATCTTGGATAGGTTAAAAAAATGCAACCTGCAAGATATTAATGATGAGAAAAAAAGAAAGAGGGAGTTCAATAAATGTGTAAAGTATGCTGCCAATAAAGTCGGTCATGGTGCTTCTACCCTAAAAACGCATTATCTTATACCTGAATTACAAGACGACTTCATAAAGCACGGAAAGTTGATTGAATTAACCGAGTTGCATAAAGGCGGTATAGTTAAACATGAAGATGGTGGGGAAATTAATCCTTCTAAGACACCAGCCCCATTGAAAGATAGGATTCATTGTTCAGAAAAAAATGCACCGAATAGTGCAAGTGACCTTAATCATGCAAAAAATATAGAACTAAGTGCTGCCATCGTAAAAATAATTGAGCATAAGGTTTCTGAATATAATAAATTAAACCCATCAAAGAAAATATCATCGGATGCTGCCAAAGCAGTTGTAAGGAGAGGCATGGGTGCATATAGTGTAACACATAGACCGACTATAACCGATGGTAAGCCTAATTCGAGAATGGCATGGGGATTAGCAAGGCTTAATGCTTTTATCTTTAAGGCGGAGCACGGCTATTCAAAAAGCGGTAACTATATACAAGATGATGATTTGCTGGATGAACTTCATATCAAGCATAAGAAATATGCTGATGGCGGAGAGGTGGAAAAATTTACAATTAGCAATGTAAAAGAAGAAATAAAAAAGCCCAAAGTAATAGTTCTTAATAACACCGATAGTCCTTATGATAAAACAGCACGACAAATAATTTTAAAATATTTATCATTGTATAATGGTAAACGTGCTATGAATAAAATGCTGGCTTTTTTAAAAAATAGCAACCAGCAATATAAAAATAGTGATGTTTATATTTATATAAATGGAGATTATTATGCCTATGCTGATAGTGTAAGTCGCATATACAATATGGCATTATCACAAGATGACGAGTCACCAGATTTTATTAGGATAAAACAAAAAGATGGCATTATAATATATATTGCTGCGCCTCAATCTTCTATTTTCGGTGATTATATAGGCGACTATTATGATGAAAATGGAAGGATAAAAAAAGAGGTAACAGACCAAGCTATTGAAGCCATAGCACAAAACTTAGCTATACCAAATGATATAAAATATGCCGATGGCGGAGAGATATTGCTCGCGCCTAATGGTAAGATTTCAAATCTTACACCAGAGCAATATAAATTAGTAAGAACGCCTGAGTTTATTTCTTGGTTTGGTGACTGGCTGCATGACCCTGCTAATGCATCAAAAGTAGTTGACGAGAACGGAGAGCCTCTTGTGGTTTATCATGGCACTAATACAGAATTTTGGAAGTTTGATTTAAAAACAAAAGGTAAAAATACGGGCTGGGAAAACACCAAATATGGTTTCTTTTTTATTGCTGATAGAGGGTTAGCAGAAAACTTTACAAAAGAAAACGGGGCTGGCAATAGAATTATATCGGCATTTTTATCTATCAAAAAACCTTTAGATTTTACAATTGCAGGACTATTTACAAATGAAAAGCAAGCATCGGATATTGTATTTGCACTTTTCGGAAAAAAAATGGAATCAAAAAAAGCATTATCATTTTTAGATGAAAATGTAGGATTGGGTGAATTAGGTGAGCTTATGGAGGAGTTAGTAACGGATAAAGTATATAATCATTTAAAGGATAAAAACTACAATGGTTTAATATCGGAGTTTGGAAAAGGTATAAAGGAATATATTGCATTTAACCCCGAACAAATAAAACTTGCTGACGGTACTAACACAACATTTGACCCACATAACCCTGATATAAGATATGAGGATGGCGGGGATTTAAAGCATCAAACCGTAGGATGCATAATATACCATCCTGAGCACGGCTATTTGATACTAAAAAGGGGCAGGCTTGGAGAAAGCACGGACGGCATGTGGCATATCCTTAGCGGTGGGGTAGATGCGGGAGAAGATAAAGACACAGCAGTTAAGAGGGAGATACAGGAAGAAATAGGCTATGAAGGAGATATGTATATTGAGCATATAGAAAGCCTACCATTTGAGGGCTATGATTTTCATTATTATTATGTAGAGTTAAAAGACCCCATTGATATATCGCTTAACTATGAAAATGCCGATGTAGCATGGCTAACTAATCTTAATGATATTTTTGAGTATAATCTTATTCCTGCACTTGAGGACTATTTGCAAAATAATATTAACGTACTTACCGAATATAAGCAAGGCGGTCAATTCGAAAGCGAAAATGCACACATATACAAAATATGGAAAGAACTTGTAAACATGTCGGCAAAAGAATTACAAGTCTTTTACAATAGTGAAGAGGGAAAAAAGGCAGGGCTGTCATCAGAGCAGGCGCATAATCTTGGCATACATTACGGCAGGGAATCGGCAAGATGGATAATTAAAATGAAAGAACTGCCATCGCAGGAATGGACACCAAAAATGTGGGAGTGGGCAGAAAGGCAAATAAGGTTTATAAAGCGCATGTCTGGTAATCATGGTGAACTGATAGATAAAAACGGCAATAAAACCCGTAAATATCTCTCGCTGTTAATTTGGGGCAACGACCCTATGAAAAAAGAAAATGGAGGCAATATTAAAATGCCTAAATTATACATTCATTATTCTGATGCCATATTCGATAAATTTGCTCAGGCAGGCGATAAAGAATATACACGTAAACACTCTCTTACTAACAAAGGAATCTATTTTAATGAGGCAGATACATTAATTAAATATGGCAAGAATAAATATGAGGTTCAGTTATTCATAAATAAGCCATTTATTATAAATAATGGTACTCATATTTCAGAAGTTAAAAATCCCTATACCAATAAGAGAATTGAAGTTGAGCATATAAACGAAGAAGATATAAAATTCCTCAAAGAGCAAGGTTACGATGCTGTTCAGGCAAAATATCCAGCATTTCAAACCGTTGTATTCGATAAAGACCAAACGCGAATTATAAGGCGTAACGGTGAATTGATTAATGAACCTATTTATAGCAGTGGCGGAGAACTCACCAAATCATTTGAAAAAAAGCTGGAGGAATTACTTTTTATGATGAGTATGCAAAAGATAATAGCTGATAAGTTGGATTTAATTGACACGGAAATAAAAAACTACGAATACAACCTTACAGCATTAACAGCAGATGAATATAAATTTGTATCTGAACTATTTGTAGACATTGAATCAGAGGTAAAGCATAATAAAAGCAGTGTTGAAAAAATTGCTGCTAAGTATGAAATCACCGATAAAACACAGATTAAAGAACTGACCGAGTTAGCCATCATATTAAAAGGCAGAGAGATTTCACTTAAAGGCAAACTGACCGAGAAACAGAAATACGAACAACTCGTAAAGCTATATTTTAATCAGCCCAATTTAAGCCACAGGTCGAGTGAATCCATCAAGTTGCAACAATATTCCACTGCGATACCGATAGGCTATCTTATGGGCTTATATTGCGGTATAGGGTCAAATAAAAAGACCGCTTTATATTTTGAACCGAGTGCAGGTAATGGGGCACTCACCATTGCAGGCTATCCCGATGAATTTATAGTAAACGAACTCGACAAACAACGACTTAAAGATTTGAAGTTTCAAAATTTCAAAGAAGTTTTAAATCAGGATGCTACCAAGCATTTTAATGGGTTTGACAATAAGTTCGATGCCGTGTTAACTAATCCCCCGTTTGGTGCGGTAGATGCTATTGATTATAACGGCTATAAGATAACATCGCTGGAACACACTATGGCATTAAATGCCTTACAGACCATGAAAGATGAGGGTAAGGCTGCAATTATTATCGGTGGTCATAGTGCTTGGGATAAAGAGGGCAGAATACAGGCAGGTAAAAATAGGTCTTTCTTTGTGTTGCTTAATGAGTTATATGATGTAGAAGATGTAATTAATATAGACGGACACGCATTATATTCTCGGCAGGGCACAGCATTTGATATAAGGCTTATATTGATTAATGGCAGGAGAAAGAAACCAGCGTTCCCGCCGTTGCTTAATGAAACATTAGAGGCAACAGAAACCAATAGCGGAAAAGTTGTTAAAACGTTTGAGGACTTATGGATTAGGGTAGACAAAATACGCTAAAATTCATTTATATATTTTTTTGTATCTTTGCAAAAATCGCAAATAGCATGGCAATCAACATAGGATTATTGAAGCATTTTGTACCTAAAGTTCAATTACAGGCAACTCGTAACTTTAGCGGAGAGCTAAAAGAGGTGGGTGAAAGATTAGAGAAAACAATAGAAAAAACTCCATCTACATATGAAACCGAAAATATAAATGCAGATGATAAAATAGTATATCTGCATTATTTTGCAGCACAGTCCGATTGGTACATTGTGGAAAAAGACGAAGAGAAAGACCAATTACAGGCATTTGGCTATGCAATATTAAACGGAGACAGAGAAAATGCTGAATGGGGATATATAAATATCGAGAACCTGATTCAATTAAGAGGGGTAGAACTTGATTTTTATTTTACCCCTAAGATGTTTTCGGAGGTTATGAAAAAAAAATATGGGGAAACTCAAAAAGCCTTATCAGAGATACACGATATTTTTGATGGTAAAGAAACAAATCTGCCAAATCAATTTACATATGGCGCAAGCTATGGCGTACCAAAGAATGATGGAAAAAGGCTGATAGATGCATTAGAAGGCTCTGGCTTTATCGTATCAAACATAAAGAAAGGGGAAATTACTATTAGCCAACCTGATGGTAAAAAGGTAATAGTAAATGACAATGGCGGTGAATTTAATTTAATTGATAAAGAAAGCGATAAGCACATTGCCGATATTGCCTACGATACTACCGAAGGTATCGTATCTATTTACAAGCTAAAAAGCAGGATATACGACATTTATGACCAAGAAAACGAAAAGCAAGCAGTTGAAGGGCATTTCGTTTATGGCAAACATTTAGGAGTGCCTGAAAGCTATGGGAAAAAAGTTATAGATGACCTGAGTGGTTTCGATATATTCGATATGCATGGAACAGGCTTTAGGATAAGTAAAGATGAGGGCAAAACATTTTTGATTGAAGATAGCTCTGAGGATTTGCTTGTTTATTTAGTTGTTGGAGATGATGAAAGTTATTTAGATTCAATAAAATACATATCAGAGGATAAAGAACCCTATTCTCCACATTATATAGCCGACAAGATAACAGAGTTATACATGAATACAGAAAAGCCTAATTTTGAAGATGAAGAGCATTTCGTATACGGTATACGCTGGGGAGTGCCTGAAAGCTATGGCAGGGAATTAATTGATGAGCTAAAAAAGGATTATAATGTTTTCGATATTACATCCAATAGCTTTAAGATGTCCAGAAATGATGATTTGGTATTTAAAATCACATCAGCTAAAGACCTTGTTGTCTATATGAATAAAAACGGCAAAGAAGAATATCTTGATACTGTAGAAACATTCGGTAAAGAAAAATTATATTCCCCATCGGAACTTGCCCAAAAACTTGATAAGCTATATTTTAATGAAAACCATACGGCAGATGAACCCCACCACCAACCAGAAACAAAAGAAACCGAAGATGAAACCAAAATAGTAAAGACCATTGAGCAGACAGAAGCCCATGCATCGCCATTAGAAGAAATAGAACCTCAAAACCCTGTTTTACTTGACCTATCTTACCAGCCCGTATCAGAGACCTGCAAATCGGTTGACCTTATAGTGCCTGTAAGTATGCGTTATGAGCTTACAAAAGCCATGCAAGAGCTAAACAGGCGTGTAAATGGAGTAGATGCTTTTGTAGCTTTAAAACTTGGTTATATAGTAGGGCAATGCAGTATAGAGCAAAAACAAGCTGGCTTAAAATGCCTTTGCGATGCCTTTAGTGCGGAACAGGTAGATGCCATAGCACAGGCTATTTATAATATTGAGGTAAAAGGACAGGGCTGTATAATCGCAGACGGCACAGGTTCAGGAAAGGGCAGGGTCGCGGCAGGTATCATACGGTATGCTTTATTGCAAGGCATTACACCAATTTTTATCACAGAAAAACCCAACCTGTTTTCAGATATATACAGAGACCTAATAGCAATAGGCAGTGATGATGCAATACCAATTAAAATAAAAGAAGATTCAGTCTATGAAAAAAGGCGTATTGAAGAACCTGATGAAGATGAATCAGAAGATGGCGAAGAGGTAGACTGGGATTCTAAATATGAATTGATAAAGGTTGATAAATTCAGAAAGAATGCCAACTATGATAAAGAGGCAAAAGGTAAAAAGAGGGTAATACCATTTATTGTAAATGGCGGTGGCAAAAAGACTTCTATAAAAGACGAAAACGGCAATATTTTATATGAAGGCTTTTCTGGTACAGCGAAGGGGTTAAATGGCGAAAATCAAAAAGAAATATTTTTGAAAGGAAGGCTGGCAAAGCCTTATAACCTTGTACTTTCAACTTATTCACAGTTCAACCGTGCAGGTATAAAGACCGAGTTTATCAACCGTGTGGCAAAGGGAAGTATTGTAATTATGGATGAGAGCCATAATGCGAGCGGTGATTCAAAAACGGGAGAGTTTTTAAAGGAGATGCTGGTAAATTCAAAAGGATGTACATTCCTTTCAGCGACATTTGCAAAGCGACCAGATAATATGCCTATTTATGCCGATAAAACATGTTTGAGCGATTCGAACTTAGATTCAGAGGCATTAGTTTATGCTATAACGAATGGCGGTGTAGCCTTACAGGAAATAATATCTGCAAGCCTTGTATCGGAAGGGCAACTAATACGCAGAGAACGTTCGTTTGAAGGGGTAGAGGTTAATTATAAATATCTCGACAAATCGCAGGAAGATAGCGGCTATCCTGATTTAAACCTTGAGGAAACCCATAAATCCATGATGGATAACGCTACAACCCTCATCATGGAGATAATGGAGTTTCAGGAGGAGTACGTAGACCCTGTAATAACAAAGGCAGATAGTATCGCCAAGAAAGAATATAAACAGGTCGAAAAAACCAAAGGTACTAACAAAGTAGGCATTGCCAATCAACCTATATTTAGCGGGGTATTTAATGTTATCAATCAATTATTGTTCTCTATAAAGGCTGATGCAGTGGCGCAAGTTGCTATACAGCGACTTAAAGAAGGCAAAAAACCAGTAATAGGCTTTGCCAATACGATGGAAAGCTTTTTGGATAATATGACCAGCGATAGTGGTGAAAGCATAAAGGTAGGAGATACCGTAAATGCCGATTTCTCAAAAATATTAGAGAAACGTTTATATACAACACTTAGATATACCGTATCAGATGCGAAAGGTGAAAAAGAATACAAAGTGTTAGATATATCTGAACAGGACGAATCTTTCCAAATAGCATATAAAACGCTGTTACGAAAAATAAAAAAGACATCTATAGGCATAAGCAGTAGCCCTATTGATGTGCTATTAGATAGGATTGAGAATGCTGGATATAAAGTGTTAGAAGTAACAGGCAGGAATAAGCAATTAAAATTAAATGCTGATGGCACTGCTTTGGTAAAAACGAGAAACAAAATCCCAGTTAACGATGCTTACAGGCAATTTAATGATAACGAAGCAGACTGCTTATTGATTAACACATCAGGTAGTACAGGTGCATCAGCACACGCCATGCCAACTAAGCGAGTAAGCAAGGAGCAGGTGAGGCAAAGGGTAATGATAATTTTACAAGCAGAATTAAATATCAATACCGAAGTACAAAAGAGAGGCAGAATACACAGGACTGGTCAAATATTAAAGCCTATTTATGACTATGTAGTTAGTGCAATACCTGCGGAGAAAAGGTTGATGATGATGCTACAGAAAAAATTAAAATCACTGGATGCAAATACAACCTCAAATCAAAAACAATCTGCGGCGTTAATGGATGTTGCTAATATTGATTTCTTAAATAAGATAGGCGACCAGTTAGTGTATGAGTATTGCTTAGAAAATAAAGAGTTCAATGAGAAAATAGGCGACCCGCTAAAACTATCAGATTCCGATTCAGAGAAAACAACAGTTATAGATGCTGCGCAAAAGGTGTCAGGCAGGGTTGCTATATTATCTTGTAAAGAGCAGGAAGAGTTCTACACTGAAATAAGCAACCGTTATATTTCGACAGTAGAATTTTTAATACAGACTGACCAATATGACCTTGAAGTAAAAGATGTAGACCTAAAAGCGGAAACGCTTGAAAATACAATCGTAGTAGCGGGTATCGGTGGCAAGAGCGTATTTAGCCGTAACTCGGTATTAGAAAAATGCAGGGTGGTAAACCTCAGAAAGCCATATAAAAAGATTGAGGTTGAAAATCTTTTAAAGCAAAGTTTAGGGGAGTTTGCAAATGCTGAATCACTCCAAAAAGCGAATATCAAAAAACTAAATATGATATTCGAGCAAAACCTCGCAAATGAAGAAGAGGAAATAAATGAGCACTACGATAACCAAAAAGAAGAGATAACAAGCGAGAAAGGGTTTATAAAATTAAGCTACGATGCAAGGGCACAGAGAGACTATGTAAATGACAGGGAAAAAGCATTAGAGCAAGGCAGAAAAGAAAGACTTGAATCTGCAAAGTCGCGCTCGGCTAACAGATTGCGTTCACTTCAAAAAGAGTTTGAATTTTTCAAAGTAGGCAGGGTAGTGGCTTACCCAAGTGTAAGCTATACAATAGATAGGGCATGGTATAAGGCAATATGTTTAGGATTTCAGATAAATGATAAATCAAAAAACCCTTACACACCTTCTGCTATTAAGTTAAGATTTGCAGTAGCTAACAGCCTACGCTATATTGCTATACCTATGTCTAAATATGAATTGATAGATACAATTAAATCCCTTACATACGAAAACATTTATTCATCAGACACCGCATCTACATTAGACAATTGGGATAAGATAATAGCTGAAAGTAGCAGCGATACCGTTATTCGATATATTGTTACAGGTAACATATTACAGGCATATGGCGTTCCTGAATTGAAAGGTAATTTAATTAGCTATACTACAAATACAGGCGGTATTAAGAAGGGTATATTACTGCCTGATGGGTTCACTCCATCAAGTAAGAGAGATAAAGAGGCACTTCGTATTACTGTACCATTGATTAAAGCCTTACCATTGATTAAATCTATGACTTTTGGTAGCAGCCTTTATGCATCAGGTCAATTTACTTTTAGCAGGATGAATGGTGAAAAGTACAAAATCATTGTACCTGCTTCTAAATCATTAGGTGGACAGTATTATCTTGATGACCTCATACGAAGACTTGTGAACGGTCAGTTTGAAAAGTCTGGCGGCAACATGATTGCGGAAATTAATGCCATTAAAATTGATAACCTTGTTGAATATCTGCAAGAGAAATTCAAACTTACAGTGGCATTAGTGCCAAATCAATTTGAACGCATAAAAGATACGCTCGATGACACCGTAGATTATCAGGATGAAGAAAAACGCCCAGAGGATATATTTATTGAGAAACTGACCGTTGTTGATAAAGAGGAAGAAAACCGCATCCATGAAGAAGAGACAAGGGCTTTAGCTGAGATACAGGCTAATCAAATGGCTGAACAACTTAAAAAGACCAACCAGATTTTTGACATAGAGCTTGAAAAGGGTAGGGTAGAGTTCGATAAAAAGCTGGTTAATCTTCTCAGGTTATTTCATGGTGAAGAATTACTTGTAAAAGGTGGTAAGGTTGCTAAGTCAGACCCTCACTTAGATGAATTGAAACGAGAAGCCTATAAAATAGGCGAAGAATCTTGCAGGGATGGCTTGCCGAGAATACCTGCACATAATAATAAGCTCACAGAATTTATGTACCCAGCCATTAAAGGAAAGCCCAGAAACTATGCACGGGAAATAATGTTGGCTTTCGAGAGTGGGTATTATAATGAAAACGAGAAGGAGTTGAGAAAAAGATTCCCGAAATTATACAACAAAAATTAATTAAAAAAAATCTTTAATTTTGCAATTATGGATAATGCAATACCATCGGTAAAAGAATATTTTGAAGGGATTAACCTTGCTTTACTACCTATCAATGTAGGCACGTATATTAAGGATAACATACTTTCAGACCCTCAAAGTCTAAAGGTATCGGTGGATGATAAATATTTTAAGGACATTAAAAGCCTTATTGATACAGAATACCCTCATGCATATGTATCTTATCAGCCTGAGCCGAATGAGCAGCCAAAAGCTACTGAATCAGAAGAAAAAAGCACCGAAGAACAAATTATATCTTTAGAAAGAAAAGTAAAGATATTTAAGATGCGTGTGCCTAAAATCGAAGGTAAGGATAAAGAAAGCTTAGAGCGCAAAATCAGGATATTCGAAATGAAACTAAAGAAGCTACATGAGATGAGGGAGAAAGGGGGGAAAGTAGCCATAACATTACAAAAAATCACAGGCGACCCAACGCCTCAAACAGGTGAAGTAATCGGCTCTGCGGTAGTACAGACAGGCGACCCAGTAGATGAACAAATGCAACATGGCGGTGAAATAAAAAAGTATACTAAGGGTGAAACCTTTTATGATGCACAAGGCAATCTTTATCGCTATTCCCATTATGATAAAGCGGCAGAGGGGCACTATGTAAAAGACCATAAGGGTAATTATCAATTTGCAGGGAAACATAGCATAGAAAGGTTCACAAAGCACGACCCGACAAAGCATATGAAACAAGGCGGGGAGATGAATACCGAATTAATGGCTGCAATATGGAACGCTCACTATGTATTGGTGAATTTTGAGAGGCTTTTAGGCGACAAGAATGAAATTATAACACCATTTATCAAAAAAGGCTGGGCACATACCAATGACCTTTTGAAAAAGCAATTAGAGCAACTTCCTGAATCGGCAAGCCCAGACCTTAAAAATCTATTACAGAAACTTGAGTTTATTATAAACGAAATAAGGATGGAAGGGGTGCATATACGTAAGCAAGATAAAGAAGAGTTGCCCCACTATATTAAAATTGCCAAAGAATTTTTACAGCAGGATAAAGAGCCTGAGCATAAGACCGACCATGCCCATCTGCAAACAATAGTTGATAAACTTAATGAGGAGTTTAGAAGACAAGATGAAGGCTATGATGAGCATACAAAACCCATTACTCTTGACAATATCAATACTGTAAAAAAAATCACCTATCAAACACCGCATGGCGATGAGCCTGCATATGATATAGATTGGGGCAGTGGTAGCTTCGGGTGGATATTAGTTTCTTTAGCAGAAGAAATGGGCATAACGCCTAAAGACATTGAAGAGTTATCAATATATACCAGTAAAAACAATTAAAATAATATATCCATGTCACAAAAACACAGAAGCATCGAGCAGATAAAAGCAGATATTGAAGATGTAAAAATCGCTATATCAGAAGAGACTAATGCCGAAGACAAAAAAATAATGGAATCAGCATTAGCTGATTTAGAAAAAGAATTGAAAGAGGCAGAAGAAGCAAAGATTGAAGCGATTGCAGAGGGCGAAAAAAAGCCTGAAAAGCCTGCTAAAACGCCAAAAGCCCCAAAAACAGGTGCTCCGAAAAAAGCAAGCAAGAAAGAGAAATTAAAAGAGGCGGTAGAGCACCAGACCAATAGGGCACATGAAATATTTATGCCTAAAAAACAAGATAAAGAAATTGAAAAGTTTGAAAAGGCAGAGCAAAAGCGGGAACTCGAAGAAGCAGAAGAAAAGCACAAAAAGCAATCTATTATACAAGTAGATGGCAAGCATTATGATTTGGAAGATTGCAGGCAGGCAATATTGGCAGTTAAAGCACGAGTAAACCAAAGCAAGCGTTATGCAAATAAGCATAAAACAAAAAGTGATATAGTAAAAGCTGCCGATAAGGTAGAGACCTTAATCAGTAACATACACGATGCTATTCCTGAAAAAACTATTGATAATAAACCCAAAGAGGTGATAGCGGCATTAAATTCCTTTAAACACAAAATGGAAGATGCATTTTCAGCCCTCAATAAAATTATTCCCGAAACAAGTATCAATAAGCTAAAGAAAGCCCTTAAAGAGGCGATAGATGAAGCTATCAATGAAGTTAAGGAATAACACATTAACCAATTTAATTCACCACAAAATAAAAAAACAATGGCACATAAGAGTAACTCAATAATCCATACCCTACATACTCATGCTGAGAAATTAGTAGGCACACACAAATTCCCAGTAACACCAGCGAAAGAGGCAGGTGCGGTATTGGGAAGTAAGCACGGTAAAACAGCAGGTAAAAAAGCTGGAAAAGTACTAGGGCACTATAGCCATAATCCTGTGAAAAAAAAGAATTAAGAAAATTATATAAATCACAATAAACTTTCGTAGGTTTGTCGTGATTTATACTTTCTTAATTTAAACCGCTAACATTATGGTTAATGATTTGTATTTGGCACATTTAGAAGCCCTAAGTCAGTATGGGCTATCGCAAAGTAGTTTACCAAAAGAATTAAATGAAAAAATCATCAAGCTAATTTTAAAAGCAGATGAGTATTCACAAAAACCTGACGAAAAAGAAAAAATTAACATAGAACATGAATCTGCTAAATTAGCAAATGAAATCATGGACTATGCAGAGGAAAACCTCGAAGAACCACCTACTGAGCAAACACCATCACCTGCTGCTGCATATGGAGAATCAACAGCCGTACCACAGCAACCTACAACAGGTGAAGATAGCAAATCAAATAACTCATCCAAAGAAAAAGGGGGGATGGGAATTTTTGATTGGTTATTCTAAAATGACACATGGAACAAAAAAATCGGGCTAACATTCTTGGCACTATAATTAGTCTCAGGAAGAATATAGATATTGAAAGTTTTTTAGAAAACTTGACGAGCATATCTAACTTATGTAATGAAAGTGAGGCAATCTTGATTAACAAGGTTATCAGCGAAGTCGCCTCCATATATGAAATTGATGAGGCGTACATAAAAGATAATAATAATAAGGCAAGGGATGATAAAAAACAAATGTCTATAAACCTTATCTGTTATATCCTGAAAGAAGATTATAGGTTCGAGCTAAAAAAAATAAAGGAAATTTTTGATATACACGAATCAAATGTATCGCGCAGGATTAAGTATATAAAAAGTTTAGATAGAAATAATAGGATTGATGTTGTTACGTTGCGGTTATATGACAAAGTAATTGAAAATTTAAAAAATAAAGATTATTTATAGGACATGGCAAGAGGGATTAAAACAAACGGCAGAAAGCAGCCATCGGTATTTGATGAGGACAATATACCGCAAATGGATAATGAAGAGATAACCGATAACAACGAAACAATGACAAATATTAATGATAATAGCAGTATTACCGATGCAGAAATAATTGAATCGAATACCACTCCCCCTACAGTGAATGATGACCCGCATAAAATAGGAGACGAATATAATCCTTTGCAGGGTGAGACCAAAAAAAGGGATTATGCAACAAAGGCAGGCTTAGAAGCAAGCGGTAATGAACAAATAATTGAAAGAGTGCCCGAACCTAAGATTACAATGCCTCCGCCACCACCGCCTAACAAAAATGCTGGGAGTAATACCATGTCAGGTGAATCTCAGCCACCTATCAATAATGGAGGCGCACAAACAACCGCTCCGCAACCGCAAAAATTAAACCCAGACATGCAGGGCTTGCCTGAAAAAGATGCAAAGCAAGCTTCGACATTACTTGTAGATGCCATATTAGATGGCTATAAACAATTTTGGGGTTTTACTTCAAAATGGGTTGAGGTATCTGATGATAAGATTATTGAATGGGTAATGCAAGACCAGATAAGCCTTGATATACGAATCGGTGTAGGGGAAGATGGCAAAGAGGCTTCCTTAAAAGAAGTATACGATACCTTTAATAGTCAAGCAAAGGAAGCACTTACAGTTAATCTTACATCACAATCATTTCAGGATGTAAGGGCGGCAATGGTTAGGGAATTTACTAAAAGGGGTTGGGGTATAAGCGATATGCAATATATCATACAGCACTTTGTAAGGGATGCTGGGCAGCGTTCCTTAGCTGTATATCAGCTAAAAAGCACGATGAATAATTTTACCAAATCGGTAATGAAGAGCTATGAAGAAACAAAGAAGCTCAGGGAAGAATTATTCCAGCAGCAGGCAGCAAGAGTAGAAAAAAGCGAGCCTACGGTAATTAAGAAAGAGAAACCGACACCGCCTGCACAAGAAACACCTCAGCAGGCAACGGTATATTCAGAGAATTTTACAGAGACACCTAATAACAAATTCGTTGAAACTTTTGAAATGCCTAATTCAGAGGTTACAAATCCTAATGTAAGAGAAGTGCCTTTTTACGATGGCGACAATAAAAGAAGCGAAGCGCAAAATATAGGTGTGGAAATTGTCCCTATTGAAAGCAACCAGCCTTAATCAGGCAGTAAGAAGTATAATTACAATGGCGAGAGAGACAAAGTTAGTAGTAGTAACTGGGCGTAAACGAATCGGTAAATCCAATGAAACGCTACGCACTCTATATAATGAATATTGCAGGGGGCAGCATGGGCGTAAGGTACTTATCTTCGACCCTAACAATGAATATGGGGCATATGAATTATACGATAGGGGAGGAATTGTTATTGTCAATGTTCCCTTGCTCGGTCATAATGATATTTTAAGTTTTAATAAACAAAAAGTAGTTGAAATAAGAAGAATAGTACCCGTTAATAATTTCGGTCAGCCTCTTACGCCAGATGAACAGGATGATTTGATTGTGAAAATGATGTCGGAGTTCAGGGGCGGATGCTTATTTATTGAAGATTTGAATACCGTATTCGGAGATTCATTACCTAAAAAGGTTTCTGCATTCTTTACTAATAACGCTCATAGGGACTGTGATATAATAATACAAATGCAATCCATTGGTAGGATATTGCCTAAGATGTGGCAGAATACACAGATGATTAGGTTTCATGCCCAGCTTGATAGTGTAGACCAGTCCAAAGAAAAACTGAAAGAAGATTATGAGATATTCAAGATAGCTCAATTAATGGTAGATTTTCAATATAATGCAGGCAATACAAGGTTTTTTGTTTGGGTTGATAAAGAGGATAAAAAGATAAGGGGTGCATATAGCAGGGCAATGTTTGATAAAGCCATCATGGATTATTTGGAAGAGAATCAAAATATAGTGCAGAAAGAAATTAAGCGAATAGATTTTCTTACTAATCAAAGAAAATATACGCCTTCGCAAGCATTGCAGGTAGTTAAGAATAAACTTTATAAAGAATATTGTACGGTATAATTAACATCAAAATAAAAAAATGGAAAAAGCAAAAACAACAGATACAAAAGCACCACAGAAAAAACAGGCTAAGATACCTAAGATGTCGGCTGCTAAGGGGAAAGGTATAAAAGACAAGGCAAGGCACACCATATTTATTGCACCTGATTATAAGCAAAAGATGTCTATGCCGTATATATTGGAGATTAAAAACAATAGCTTTGAAAGGATATTTAAGTTTGAGATAAATAATCTCGCCCAAGCATTAGAAACGGGTGAATATGATAAAAGGGTTACTTTGTCTACACCAGAATATCCAAGCTTTATAAAGACACCGATTGAGATAATAGAAGCATTACAAAAAGGAGATGTTAAAATAGGTCGCATTCGCATTGAATGCATACATGACTATGAAAAATACGCAAGAATACAATGTTCAGAGCCTATTTTTTACAATCTAAACAAAGGTGGAAAAAATAATGAAGAAACAATGCATTACATGTTTGTTCAATTAAATCAATTCATGCAATATGTGGTTGAAAGGGATATTGATTTAAAGGTAGATTCAAAAACAAATATCAAATTGAGCTTAATGCCAGAGATTTTTTTGAGGGTTTTCTTATTCCCCGTAACCGATACAAAGTAAGGGGTTACACAAAAAATGCCTTAGCATCATCGGTCATAGCTAACTTCTTAGGCTTAATTATAGCTGAATAATCAGATGATAATGGCAAGGATGGATAAGAGTATGTTTGAGCTATAAAGCCTGTTTGAAGTAATATTTTATAAGAAGCTTTTGCGGTAGGATAAAAATAAAACTTCAATGAAGTATTGGCATATTTTATAAAAAATTGCATTTGCATATCACCATCAATAATTATTTTGTGTGATGATAAGTCAAATTCAACAGCATCATTTTGATATTGATTTAACCTTTTGAATAAAGGGATTGATATTTGTTTTCTTTCACCAGTAGGCTCGTTCTGAATATAACTAATAACATTATTCTGAGCAACAAATTGACTTGGTGAATTAGTCTCAACTCGCAATATACCTAATTGAAATGGTGCTTGCATTGTATTAGCAAGGAAAGCATTTTCAGTATAATCACTATAACCATAAGAACTTAATACTGTGTATTTACCTACCACATCAATTTGCTGATTACCCTGATTAGGTAAAAATCGGTTAACGTTAGCTCCAAAAATATTTATAGCCCCGCTATTAACATAAGTAGGAGTAGTAGATATATTTACTACAAACGGATTAGACATACCAAAGCCCTTAGCACGACCAAAAAGATTTTCAAGGTCATAAGCATTTGGTACTATATCGGTGAGCCACTCTAACATTATACGGCAGCATTTAAGAGTGTATCTTCCTGAGTATTAGGTTGGCTAATACTCGCACTTATTTTTTGAAGTTTTGAATTTAAGCTATCAATAAATTCTTTGCCATATTTAAATTCTAAAGAAGCCATTTTATCCATCATTTCTCCTATATCATCATCAGATGGCTTTTCAGGTAAAGCGTTTACTGCGGTTACGATTTCAAAGGCAGCATCTTTTTGTTGTTGTGAAAAAGAATCAATAACCTTAGTAAAATAATCTTTCTTGGGAAGGAAATTTTGCAAGGTTTTATTTTTCCCAGCAACAGATTCTAATAGCAATATTATTTTAGGGGTATCTATTGCAAGAACAGCATTAGGAGTAGGCTCAGGGGTTTTAGTTACTTGCTCAGGAGCAATAACTGTTTTCTTTGTAAGATTATTTTTTTTCGCATCCTCAACTGCAATTTTGTTTAGGAATAATCTTGGTATAAATCCAGCCACGCCAGCAAGCAGGCTAAATAATAAAACAGTAGTAGGTTTCTTTTTTTGATATGATAAAATAGCGGCAGTTGCCGAGAAAGAAAGCAACGGTAATATATTTACTATTAAAGGGGTTTCTATTTTTATTTGCTCCCCATCTACATTATGATATGATGCCATCTATATTTTTTTTGCAAAAATAAAAAATCAAATCTAAAGATAAGATTTTAAGTTAAATACTCAATAAAGCTAAACGCAAATTATAAGTTGAGGATAAAGCTTAATTTGTTATTTTTTTTCTTACGTACTTTGCAATTGTAATTAACAAACAAATTAACCATAAAAAAATAACACAATGGCAGAAAATTCAGAAAAAGGCTCATCAATACAAGGAGCACTATTGGCAACAGGTTTGATATTCCTTGCAGCAACAGCAGCTTTAGTGGCAGCACACCACATTAACCATTCGTTACTTTCCACACCTACGGTAGTAGAACCTAAGCCACTCGCTGATAATAGCTCAAAAGCACCAGCAGACAAAGGCAGTTCAGCCGCAGCACCAGCAGACAGTTCAAAATAATTAAAAACCTCAAAAAAATAAAGAAATGGAAAAAGGTTCAGTAAAAACAATGTTGATACAGACGGGCTTGGTATTTGTTGCCTTAACTGCCGCAGTAGTTGCAGCACATCACATTAACCATCATGTGATAGGCACAGCTACCTTGATAGCACCAAAGCCTGCTGATTCAGAAAAAGGATAATAGCCCTTGCGTTAGCGTAGGGGTAGGATAGCTGCCGTTATCGGTGTTATCCCAAAAAAGGTTGATACTTTCGATATATACCGAAAGTAAGAAGTTTGCGATGTTTCTTACAATAAACAAAGGCGTAAAAATTTTTTCACAAACAACAAAAACTCAACAAAATGTTTTCAAGAAACAAAAACCGTTCAATCCTTGATGAGCAACTAAGCAGCATAGGTGATTGGAGCAATGATGGTGGTTTCGATATGGATGACGCTTTTGGTGATGACGCTTTTAAGTATGATAATTACAGCGAAGCAGCAGCACAACCAATGCGCCGTGCCCCTAAGCCGCAAATATCAATGCCGTATATCTTTACTGTTACGTCATCAGATAACGCCACACAATCGGTGGTACTATATGGTTCAGAAAAGAACCGTACCGCTACAAACTTTGGCAACGCCAACACAATTTCAATCACTTATGACTTTACAGGTTATTATGGTGGTGGTACATCAGGCTACGGTGCATTGCTTGCCCGTACTGAGGCTGCACCTTTGACCTTTGGTCGCATACGTTTGGAATGTGATACAGCATTACAGCTATCGGCAACACTCAATGTTAACGACTTCGACCCAACTGGTAAGCAAGTTACCTACCCAGTTGTTAACTTTAGGAAGCTGAACCAGTATCAATCTAACGCGATTGAGACTGAAACTGATATGGTTATTTATGGCGGTACAGAACTGCAATATAACCAATTGCCTAATACCATTTGCCGTTGGTTCTTCTATGCGGCTGATGTGGCATCGCTTAAACGTGGTCTTGAGGGTCAGGGCGTGGTGAAAGACCTTCGCCGTCCTGACACTTATCTTGACCAGACAGTTAAGCTTATTGCTCCAAGTGGCAAGGCTCTATCTTAGTAAGTTAAGGTTATCATAATAAGCATACGGGCAGGCGGTCATTCTGCCTGCCCGTTACTTTTTAAATAAATATTATATGTTCAGAGACCAAGAAGTTGAAGCTCCAGCAGCACCGAAAATAAAAGAGAATATCTTTACACGTATAGCTAAAGCCGACAAAAAAACAGTTGAAAAGGCACAGGCGGTACTTGGTAAATATGGTATACCTAAAGCCTCTGATAGAATACAGCTTTATTATAAGCTGCGAACGCTGTATAAGCAACATAAAGAGGATGTGATACCCGATTTAATCAGCATACACCCTGATTATGATGTGTTTGAAAATTACTTTAAAGAACACATAGATGAAATAGAAAAAAAGCACGAGAGGGAATTAAAAGAACTTAGTGCAAAACATAAAGAAGAGCTTAAAGACGCAAAGCTGGATTTGCGATTTGCGAATGTAAAAACGTATGGAGATGACGGAACATCAACTGGTGGTAAAGCACCAGCGTTAAATACCAATAATCAATCCCATATTAATGAATTACTCGTGGGTGCAATGATATTGGGCACGTTCGGGGTTATTGCTTTATCCTTAGTATCGCTAAATAAAAAGTAATGCAGTACAAACAACATAATTTCGAACAAAATATCACAGGTGCAATAAAAGCCAATAACCATGAACAGGTTATTAAAGTTTTATTGTCCGAAGTGGGCAAAATATTATCGAAAGATAAGCTTGCATTAGTTCGTGTTGTGCAAAAATCAGGAAAGCAAATACCCGACAATATAAAATCGGAAGACTTAGCAAAATTAATTGTCGCTGGTATTGATAATGCCAACAAAGAATTTCTAAAAAATCTGGTTGAAACGCTATTACTCGAAAGTAAAAAATACTCAGAGGATATAACAGGAATAGGAAGTATAGTAAGCGGGGTAGGAAATATTGTAGGTGGGATAGCGAATGCGGTTACTGCACCGAAAGTTGAACGCATGAGGCTGCAAGAGGCGCAGGAAGGAACAAAGCAAGTGGAGATGACAACGAGGGCTGATATGTTTAAGACACTAATGTCTGCTAAAACACAGTCGGATGCATTGAAAGCACAGCAGCAATCAGAATTAAGCGGTGCTTCAACAACAACATTGATAATGATAGGGGTGGGGACATTGTTAGTTTTAGGTTTTGTGGTAGTAGTGATGTCTCGCAGGGCAAGTTCCCCTGCATATATAGCAGCACAAGCACCAGCAGTAAAAAGCGCATAATATGCCAAATTATTTTATAACAGATGATTTCACAGCACCTAAATATAATACAGAAGCCAATGGCGATAGGCTGCAAAGGCTTTTTAGAAAGGGTGAATATATTGGCGGTAATCCTAACGGATATGCTGTATATAAAGGGAAACCTGTAAAGGTTATTAAAGAGGCGGATGGATATGTTATACCTATAATGTATGTAAAAAAGGTAGAAACGGTGTTTGATAGTGATACAGGTGAGGCACATGAAAAGGTAAATAAAGATGTTGCCAATATTGTAAATAAGAATCTTGCCTCTGATATTTTAGATACGGCAAGAAAGTCTATGACAGGACTTACAATAGGTGCTTTTGGCGGATTTGCCATAGCATTGATGAAAGGCAAAAGCCTTTTATGGTATGGACTGATAGGTGGTGTTTCGGGTGGGTTAATAGGATATGGAATTAGTAAAACAATTATAAATAAAAAGATATGACACTTTCAAGAAGCTCATTAAGCAAATTGGCAAAATATTACGGAGATGATTCCACAGTAATACCTTACGCACCAGCAGCATCTACAAATGTAGGAGTTGAAATGCCACCAGCAGGCTATCAAGCACCCGCAACAAGTGGCGAAAGTCCAGCACCCGCAACAAGCGGCGAAAAAAGCGGATTTATGAAATTTCTCGAAAACACACAAGCAGTGTCGGGAATAACTAATCTTTTAGGGGCAGGTGTGAATGTAGGCTCACAAATAGCAACCGCAGTTGAAAAAGGTCAAGGTGGTGGCGGTGGTGGAACAATACCCAAAGGCGGAGGCGGTCAACCAGTACCAAGCCCAGCAGGTAGTGGAAAGATTCTTGGTATGAGTACCCCTGTATTTTTTGCAGGTGCTTTAGTTTTGGTATTAGTTGCTGGGGCAGGCATATATTTAGCAACGAGCGGAAATAGCAATTCACCAGCACCAGCAGCAAAGTAACATGGAAAGTAAAACAGAAAGCTTATCAAAGAAATATAGGGAGGCTGTTAGGACTAATCTCTTTAAAGGCAGCTTTAAAGAGTTTGCCGATATTTTTAATGATAGTCCTTCAAGGGTATTGCAGAATTACTATTCAGATAATGCTAATACAGAGGCACAATCTGCACAAGAAGACGATTTGAAGCCAGTCAATTTGGATAATATCGAACCGACTAAGATTCTGGGTATGCAAAAAGGCACATTTTTTATTGTAAGTGGGGTAACGGTGTTATTCATAGCAGGTGGGTTATTTTTATTTTTTAGAAAAGAATCACAAACTCAAAAATAGTGGAGATAAACATTCAAAACCCCTTCAAGCGACCTTGCATGTTCAAGGTAAATATTAAGACACCTCAAAAGATGTTGATAGGAGTTGCTGTTTATTCTGCTAAATGCCGTGATACCTTTTATACCTATTCTAAAACATGGGTAGATGGGTCAAGGGTAATTGATATAAGATTGCCTTTATGCCCTAAAGATGGGGTAATAAGCATATGGAATGCAAGCGTAAAAGATAAAAGAAATAGGGATAAGGGATTTAAGATAGGCGGTATTAAAAAAGTTCCATTTACGGCTAACCTCGATGTATATGAGACAAGCAATAAAACCTTAAAGAGCTTTATAAAGTTTGCTAAGGAGTTTGCCGAGTGTAAAAACTATTTATCAACTCATAGTGATGAAGGTAAGAACCGAAGTATATACAAGTCTGATGACGGAAGATTTGTTATTCATTACGTAGATGAGATAATAGGAGATGACGGTAAACCACGTAAAACTTCTATGAGGGTTAATAATCATAATGGCGTAATGGAATTGGCTAAGAAGTATGTAAAGGAATATACAATACCCGAAACTATTGCCATTTTGTTACATGAATTTTCCCATTTCTATTTGAATGAAGTACACAGTGATGAGTTTGAAGCTGACCATAATGCATTACTGATATATTGTGGTCTTGGCTTTCCAAGACAAGAAGGGGCGAGAGCATTTTGCAAAGTATTTTACAGGACACCATCTGATTTTAATATGGCAAGATGGAAAGAACTGAAAGAATTTGTAGAAAAATTTGATAGGACTAACTTTAAAATTGTAAAATAATGTTTCATCTATTTTCTCATGCGAAGGCATTTTTAGGCGAAGACGCAAGCGTAAATTCTGTAACTACAGATTTATCAAACAGTACGCCACCGACACTATTAGATAGTGCCGTTGTGCCACCACCAGCCCCAGTACAGCCTGATGTACAAATATCAGAGAATGTGCCTGAAAATAATGCCACCGAAATGGGGGAATTACAAAAGGAAATGGATTTTGGTAATCCCGTAAGCCAACAAAATTGGGAATCAACACCTGCTGGAGAATTTAAAAAGGGCGGGAGTTTTAAAGAAGCCATAAATACGGCTACGCATAAAATAGGTGAAGCAATTACTCATACTAAAGAGGCAGTATCACATAAAGTAGATGAGGTTGAGAAAAAAATCGCAATAGAAGTAATCGAAAAGAAAAAGCATCAAAAAGGCATATCAAATAGCGAATTGCTGATGCTAAAAAGAGTTCAAAAATTAATTCACGATAAAACTAAATAATATGAGCTTAATCAGTCCAGAATTAGAAGCAAAAGGCAGGAAACCCCTACCACCAGAAAAATCAGGGATAACGCTTACTAAAGTGGAAAACCCTCAAAATAAGATATTGGGTCTTAATAAACCTGTATTTTATGGTGTTGTAGGTGTTGCCTTAATATCCATAGGAGCAGGCATATTTTTTTATGTAAAAAAAAACAAAATATAATATGGTAATCAATGCTGACACAACGCTATCTATTTACCCAAAATGGGTAAAAGATGGATATTTAGCTGCACAAAACACTTTAAGTAGCCAATATTCTGGTGCGGATTTGAACACCGCAGTTCAGGCACAGGATAATGTTGTATGGACTTATTGGAACAATCTACATAAAGCCAAACCAAGCGATAGATGGCATGAAGATTGGTTTGCCAGTGATATAGACAATGCAATTAAAAACAATTCAGGTGTATATTCCCAAGCTTTAAAGGTGCTAAAGCAGGCGTTAGTAGACAGCAAAGCAAGCTTTAATAAAGCTAACATATTAATGCAGAGTACCGATAATACATCACCTGCTCCACAGCCAGCAACGGGGCAAGGAGGCGCAAATCCTTCTGATTCGGGAAGCGGCTCATTACCTAAAGATAATAGCACAAACGGACAGGGTGCACAAAACACGAAATCACTTGCCACAAAGTCTTCACTACCCATAGTACCTATAATCATAGGTGGACTTATAGTTGTTGGCGTTATAGGCTTCGTCATCTATAAAAGGAATCAATCTCAATCACCACAATAAACACGATTAAATAAACTTAAAACAAAATAGCATGGGATTATTTTCAAATTTTTTTAGAAAATTAAGAAGGATTCGTTTCGGGGAGCTTTTTAAATCTTTCTTACTTTTAAATCCTTTGACAAGAACAATAATGCTTGCTAAATTTACGGAAGAAAGGATAAAAAATAGACGCTCGCAAAAAAAGAAACATCCTGCTGCCGAAATATTTATTGATACCTTTGTAAATAATTTAGCAAAGAGGATAGCCAACCATCATAAAATACCTATTGATAAAGTAAAAGAATTAGCACAGCAAGAGAATATAACTTTGCTACAAGCTGTGCTTAAAATAATTCACGGCGGAGCACCAGCATCATTTAATAATTTGGTAGAGCATGTGGCTTCGACTGTACATTCAGTGGGTTCAGGCTCAAATCATGTTTCTGTTCATAGCAATGCTGATGGTGCAACTACTGATACGGACGATATTGAATTAGAAATAATTGAGGCAAAGAAGAATATAGGTAATCTTCCGATAGAAGCACAAAAAGATGCTTTAGCAGAAATTACAGATATACAAGCGGCAGCAAAGGCAAACTTAGATACAGCAAACAAAGCAATTAAATCAGCAGATAAAATTGACTTAGCGCAAGCACAATCTGCTGCTAAAAATACCGACATTGCAAAAGTAGCAGCAACAGCACCAGATACAACAGCAAAGCCTTTACCATTAAAGACAGTAGATGAAAAGAAGGCACTTGGAGAATCAACAACGCCAGCATGGGTTAAGCCTACTGTTATTGGTGCTGGTATATTGATTGTAGCGTATGCAGGATATAAAATATTTTACAAAAAAATCAAATAAAAAACAATGAGACATCAACATTATAATGACATCGGCGCAATCGTAAATGAAGTAGGCACACTTACAAAAGGAGTTGGCGCATCTGCACCACTTACACAAAAACAGCAAATTGAAAGGTTACGCCAAGAAAGATTTAAGCAATTACTACCAGCATGGCTTATATATAATCCGAGCACAAGGCAGATAATGCTTTCTCGGTTTATTGCTGAACATGTAAAAAGGCGCAGGAAAAATAAAAAGATACATCCCCATGCCAATGCATTTATAAATACGCTATTGAAAAATATTGCATTAAAACAGGCTAAGAGGCATCATATACCGTTTGATAAAGTTGTTGCTCTTGCAAAGCAAAAGGACATAACTTTATTAGAGGCATTGCATGAACTTTTACATGAAAATTCCCCGTATCATTTCTCTAATATAGTTAACAATGTAGCTGCCACATCTGGCACTATGCGTGTTGCTGGTAAAACAGTAACTATACCAGAGATTGGCGGTATAGTTAACAATTTAGCTGCCACATCTGGAAGTTACCATTCAGCAGATGCCGATGCTGCCGATGATGATGTTTTGAATGAAGTGCAAGTTGCAAAAGCGGAAATAAGTAAATTGCCTAAAGAGGCACAAGCTGATGCGAGTACAGAATTAAATAGTATAGAGACTGCGGTAAATGATAATGTAGATGTTGCCACTAAAGCAGTTAAGTCTGCCGATAAATCAGATATAAGTGCATTAAAACAAATTCAACCGACAGATTTAGTAAAGGCAGCAGCATCTACAACGAGTACTACCGTAAACCCAGTGCCATTAAAAACTGTGGCAGAAAAAAAAGCATTAGGGGAAGTTACGCAACCTACATGGGTTAAACCTGTTGTTATTACCGCAGGTATTGCAATAATAGCCTATGCTGGGTATAAACTTTTTTATAAGAAGCATAAAAAATAAAGGTTGGCTGACTTTAGTGTTGCATATCAAAAAACGCTTAGTAATGAGGGTGGATATTTGTCCGCAGCCGATGCAGCAAAATTTGGCGATTCGGGCGGAGAGACCTATATGGGTATCTCCCGAAATAACAATCCCGACTGGGCAGGCTGGGCTAAAATAGATGCATATAAGGCAACCTATGGAATACCCGCATGGAACTCGTATATACCAGACCCCGATGGTTCTCTCGGTGAACTTGTAAAAGAAAAATATAAGCAGAATTATTGGGATTTAATAAAGGGCGATAGCATACAAAATCAAGATGTCGCTAATCTCCTATACGATTTGACCGTAAATTCGGGTGGAGAAGGTGTAAAAATATTGCAGCAAGGTATTAATAATATAATTATTCCGTCCTCTATAGCTGTTGATGGCGTTGTCGGTAATGATACATTATCAAAAATAAATTCGCTACCACAAGACCAAATATATCAGCAATTATATGACGGTAGGAAAAATTGGATTAATACTGTCGGCGTAAAAACCAATCCTAATGCTGTATCAAATTGGCTAAGTAGATTGGATAAATATCGAAAGTCAATAGTTGAGGATATTTCGGCTCAATACACAATAGAAACTCTTAAATTTGGCAAAAGTTACGTTAACATAGGTATAGGTATAATAATACTAAGTATAACATTTATAGGCGGCGGTTTATTGGTCTATCATTTAAAAAGAAAAAAAGATGTTTAATATATTCCATCATGCAAAAAAATATGTACAAGGCGGTTCGCTTGAAATAAAGCATAATGCCGAGCTTGACATGGTTAAGGGGGACATTATGAAGCTTCAAGAATACTCACTAAAAATAAGTGAGTTACTTAAAGATAATGATGAAGTAGAGGCGTGGGTAATATCAAAACTGGCTAAAGTTGAGCAAACTACCGCTAACGTTAAACATGCTTTAGAGGCGGAATATCCGAATAAATTTGAGCATGGCGGGTCTGTTAAAGAGCATTATGATGGCGAAATAGTTAAAATGATGTGCTTGCATATACACAAATATGCAAGTAAAATGCTTGATGTACTTGCGAAAGAGCACATCGAATTTCAGGAATGGATGAAGCATGAATTGTCAATCGCTGGTGCTATGATTGATTCAGTTTATCATTATATGGATTACTTTGTAAGTCATACAAAGCTTAGTAAAGGTGGTGGTATATCAAAGAAAGGCTTTTACAAAGAATGGGTTTACGATGGGAAGGAAATAATCGAAAAAACATATGTTGGAGACACAAAATATTTCGATATAAAACAAGATTTTCCCTCTATAAAAGATTCTGATTTTGAGATATTAGATTCAAAAGGGGAGATAGAAATAGATGGATATACTATTCATGGAGAGCGTGGCTTCGCTGGTATAAAATTTATTGCACATAAAGAAGTTAAACTTGAATTGGGAGGAGATATTGAGTATTTTAGTTCACCATACACCCTTATTCCTGAAAGTGTTAAAATAAAAGAGCATGGCGGGGCATTTGCAGATAGGTATAAAGTAGAAGTTGGTGAAGAGCCAATAACTGTAATAAAAAATAAAAAAGAAAAGACAGGTTATCCCGTTTATGTTAGAATTACTGGTTATTTACCCCAAACGGTTGATGTTTTCGCAACCAAAGAAGCCGCAGATAAAAAAGCAAAATCTCTTGAAAAGCAAAATAAATATGCCGAAGGCGGCAATATTGCTTTAGCAGGAAGAAAAAAGGTAGCTAAGGTTATGCATGAATTTAAGCACGGAAAACTTAAAAGTCATGGTCATAAAGTAACTGATTACAAACAGGCAATAGCTATAGCTTTGAATGAGGCAGGATTAAGTAGAAAAGAAGAGGGCGGCTCATTAGAAATAGAATCATTTAAACCACCTGAATCGGATGATTATGGTGTGGGTAATTGTGGCATTCCGTCATACAATACAGCACTCGACCATTGGGCACTATATTATGAGAAAGGCGGTTCATTAGAGGTTATAGAAGATTATGAGAAAAAAATCATGGGAATGACTAACAATGAATTAGCCCATGAATACCATAGCATAACAGGAATACCAGTTGAAAGCATAGAAGGGGAGATTAATAACGAAAAAGAAAAAGACGGTCTAATCGCAGAATTGATAGACCATAAATTAAGAACATTAAAAACCGAACATCATGGGAAATAAATTAATGCTTAACATAAGCGATTCACCAACATGGTCAAAGGCATTACCAGTGGTGGGGCTTATTGCAGGTATCGGTCTTGCAAAATACCAAAACAAAGATTGCATAGGCTGTTATCTTGGATATAGCCTTTCGGGTATGTTGCTATTATCAGTGCCTCTATTAATTGAATCAAAGAAAGCAGCACAAAAAGTATCGGAAGATTGCGGTTGTGGTGGTTAATTAATCAAAAATAAAAATATGTCAACAGTATTAAATAAGAACCAAACAGCAAAGCAGGATATACCTTTATTGGTAAATACAACAGGTACTCCTACAGCGACCAATTTAAAAATAAAATCTGGCGATTCTTTTGTTATTAACGGGGATTACTGGACTGCATGGGATGTGTACCCTGTTTTGTATAACAATAAAAAGTATTATATAAATAGTGTTTATTTATTGAGTTCACAAAAGTTTGTAGCAGATAAAGGCATAAGACTATTTGATTCGCTGACTAATAAAAAAGTAAATAGTAATATTAAAGCTGGAGAAGTTTTTTTTACTAATAATGTTGATTCCTTTAATAAAAAATGGGGTTTATATTCGGTAAATTACAAGGGTTTTAACTATTTAATTGTACCGTATGAATTAGTTAATAATGCATCATTTTTTATTCAATTAAAACCAAGCCATATGGTGAAATCCTATAGTGAGGTAAAGCCATCAATACATTTCAGCGATAATGGAACGAATCAAACGGTAACAAAAGAATCAAATCCTATACCAGATATTTTATCTTCTGTGGGAATGCTTGCGGGATTATATTATGCCCATACAAAAAAGTCGCATTTTTGGGGATATGTTGGTTATGCCGCACTCGGTTCATTAGCTTTCGGAATAGTTGGTAAAATAGGGGTCAAAATATTTGTCAAACCCAAAAGCGACAGTCTTAGCAGCACAAATAATAAATCTGCATCAATAGCACAAAATAGCAATCAATTTCCGACTAACAGAACGGATGCGATAAATGCAATTTACAATCAAAACATAACACAAGGGACAAAAGTTACATTAGACCAATTAACTAAATCGGTAGCCCCGTTGAGCGACCAAGAAGTAATCGCTATTTATAAGTTTAATTATGTATCTTCTAACCCTGATATAAAAACAGCAATGGCAAAAGCTGCACCAAAGACAAAAGACGAAGCTAATGCTGTATGGGCTAAATTCGGCATATCTGATGCGGATATGGTTTTGGGTCAACAAGCACTAACAAAAGCAAATACCTATTATGACAAAAAGATAAACAAATAAGATGAGCAAGAAAGAAAATACAAGCAGAATGGCGATGATTTCGCATGAAGCTAAGAAAATATACAACGGCGGTAAAAGTGGTATAAAGTGGACTGATGCCATCGTTAAAGCAAGCAATAAACTTAAAAAAGAAAAGAAACTATAATGAATAACAATGTTAAAATTGCAATCGGTGTTGGTGCAGTTATAGTGATAGGCACTACCTGCTGGTATTTTTATAAAAAGAATAAAAGTCAGGCTAATGTTTTGAATGCCAATAATTCAAACACTCCAAGTGCTTCGGGAACATCAAACAGCGATATATCATCGGTAATATCAGCCGACATTGATGCAATAGCAGCAGATAAGGCGAAAGAAGGCAAAAAAATAGATACCGAAAAGGCTAAGTCTATGTTGAATGATTTAGTATCTAAATATTCAGATATAGAAAAGGAATTTTTTGTGAATTATCTTAATGCATTAGCTAAATATTCTGCTATGGATAAAAAACAGATGAGTTCATTATCTATTTTAACTCAGCCAACAAAAGAATTTTTTGATAAATACGGAGCAGATAAAGCAAAGCAGGTAACACAGAAAGTAAATAACGATATTCAAGCAATTTCAAAAGCCACAACTAATTAATATGAAAATAAATAAAAAGCAAATGCCTTATATAATAGGCGGGATTGCGATAGCTATTGCTGGTGCAGGTTATGTTTGGTATAGCAACAAAAAGAAAGCTGATGCTCTTGCAAAGAAATCATTAGAGGATAAGCTTGCATTAGCGCAAAATACAGCAACTAAAGCACAGCAGGATGCGGCAGCATTAAAAGCACAACAAGATGCTGCTGCCCAATCTGCCGACAGTAATTCTGGCGGAGGCGGAGGTGGCAGTATGGGGCAGGGCGCAGTAGAGATGGTTCCAGCAGTAATGACACCTGCATTACTAACCACTGCGAACATGTTTCCTTCAACTAATACAAATCCCGCACCTGTTTATTCGCCAAATATTTCAACCCCACCGCCATTGACCACGACCCCAACTGGCGGGTCTTCAACATCTACAACCTCTGGTACATCAGTACCTAATACAGGTAGTAATAGTCAGTTGATTAATCTGGGCAACTTATCAGGTAATACAGGATTAACACAAATGGGAGGAGCTGGTATAGCCCCAATGAGCGGAACAGGCGGTAATTCAGGGCTTATAAATGTAGGCGGTAATACAGGTACGAGCGGTACATCAGGTACAGGTACATCAGGTACAGGTACAAGTGGTACATCGGGTTTAAGTGGATTAACAAATACAACACCTATAATAAGAACAACACCGCCAAGACAATTGAGGTTAAGTGCTTTTGGTGGAGGTGTATATAGGGCTAACAGCGCATTTAGAAGGAGATAACATGTCAGTCAGTATAGACCCGATATTATTATTGCCGAATGAGAAATCAACATCGGATGAGTGGATTCAATTTTACAATGCACTTGTAAATGTATATGGCACAAGTGCAGCTATACAGGCATTTGTGTTAAGGTGGGCAAAAAGAGGAACAAATGGTGCAGCAGATGTAATAGAAGTTGAAAAAGGTACTGGATTAAATCTATCTAAGAACTTTTTGCAAAATTTAGAACAGACAGGCTCAAACGCAGTAAGTTATATTGGTGGGTTTTTCAATACTATGGGCACTGGAACAAAAATAGTATTTTATTCAGCGATTGGAATAGCTGTTATATTGGTTGGTGGATTAGCGATAAGAATAATAACATTAAGTGCATCTGATGCGGGAAAAGTAGCAGGCACAGCAGCAAAAGCAGCGTTAGTATAATGAAGAAAGGCAGTAACATAGGTTATATTTTGTTAGGAGTAGGATTAGTGGCTACAACTGCCTTCGGAATCGCTGCGCCTATTATTTATAATAAAAAACAACGTCAGGCTAATTTTGACTATCTAATTAATGTTATTCAGCAAAATGATGATGCAGTTAGCGATGCATTAGGTAAAGGTTCGGCATTCGATATAAATACATATAAGAATACTCCATGTGGAATCATAGACGGTGCAATTTTAAAAAGTCAGGCGGATAAAGTTCATGGAGCAATAGGGGTATTCTTTAATGATTATACTGCATTAGAAAGTGTATTTAAGAATTTAACAAGTAAATGTGAAGTATCTCAGCTTGCGGATAGATTTTATAATGAATATAATCAAACAGATATGCTATCATATCTAAAAAACAATATGAGTAATGACAATTTGCAGAAATATATTTTGAATTATACAAGTAAATTAACATAGATGGAAGCAAAATCAATAGTTGTATATACATTAGGTGGGCTATTCTTGGCAACTGGGGTAGGTGTTGGTATTTATTTTATTACACGTAAGCCTAAAGTATCATCAACTATTAAAACCAGTACAAGTGGAAGTGCCCCTAATAATGGCGGCAGTGGTAATCAACAGCCCAATCAATCTACTGGAGATAATATTTCATCTGGTGGCGATACAACTACTGGTGCTCCTATTGTTGGTGATACACCAGAGCAAGTACGATATGATATTATAAACTATGGCGACCATTTACCTGCTGGTAGCTTTCCTCTTGTAGTGGGGAGTAAAAACAAGCTTGTTTGGGATATTCAGAAAGCCCTTAATACAAACTTCGGTACAAATCTTGTAACCGATGGTAGCATGGGTGAGGAAACACTGAAAGCAATATGTAGTAAGGCTTTTAGGTTTTGCTTCTCGGCATTTTTAAAATATAGGGATTTGAAGCTGCAAAAATCGCATTATGATGATATTCTTGCAGGTAAAATAAACACTGATATTGTATTACCAATTTCTTAAATATTTAAAGGATGGACAATAAAACAAAAATAATACTTGGCTCGGTAATAGGAGTACTCACTGTAAGTGCTGCTGTAGGCATTTATTTTGTGGTAAAGGGTAGCAAAAAAACACCGCAACCCAAAGCCCCTATATCACCTAAAAGTGATAACAAGCCAGTGCAAGATGATAGCAGCAATGCCCCAACAACTGAAACCCCATCAGATAACACATCAGCTACAACCGTAACACCACCAGTGAGAACGGATTTTGATACTATATACAATTATCAAAAAAAGGATGGTATATGGTATACAGCTAAGAAATCCGCCCCTAACAACTGGGTATCTCTGGCAGACCCTAAGTGGCAATCGGCAGTTGACGCATTAAACGCAAAATACCCTAACGACTAAAATTCACTATTAATGGAAAAGGCAAAGCAAAATAAAGACAAAGTAAATCACATTGAAGAAATAGTGATTACCAAAAAAACAACTGCTTTTTATATGGGAGCAGACGGTAAAATACATAGCAAGGGCTTTTTTTTAAAGGGTCGTAAGCTAAAGGTAAATAAAGCGTATTATGTGTTTATAAATAATAAGAAGCTTTATCATGTACAGGATGTTAGGCATCCGAACATTTTTATTTTTTGTGGCAGTAATATACAACGGCAAAATCCAGCAACAGCATATAAACCTGCCGTTACTAAAATACCTACAGTAAGCGATGCTATGAAGCAGGGTGCATCTAATGCGGATGGCTTATGTGAATATGCAGATGATGCATTTTTGCATGATGACGGGTTTAATTATTATCAAAACAAAGAGGAGATAGATTTCGATAAGTTGCCGATTGCATATGAGCATGATAATAGTGGTACACATCATAAGCATACCCATCATCATCAAAAAATATCGGGCAGAGCATTTGGAGATTAATTAAAACAATAATACTTGTTATGAAATGGTATAATGATGATACAGGCGCACATCCCGCAAGGTTCGAAGCCAAGTTTCACTGGTGCGGAAGAACAGCAAGGGCAATGGATAGAAAGCGTTGCCTTAAAGCCGAGTTGGAAGGCAATGAGGAGTGGAGTTGCAAGCGTGTAAGAAGCCGTTGTGTAGATGGTGGATGGACAGCATCTCAAATTGAGCAAGCACAAAGGGATTCTACACAAAGGCAATCGGACATTCAGATGAATAAATTGCAGGGGCAAACCTTACAGCAATTTCAGCAGGACAATACAAAGCAGGCGGCATTAGATACAACCCCTAAAAGCAATACTACACTTCTGATTGCAGGAATAGGAGGTGTATTAGTAGTTTGTGCTATAGCGTATCTTGCTTTATCAAAACCATCTTCATCTTCACAACCAGCAATAGCTCAATAATATGGCAAAAGGATTAGTATATGCAGTAGGAGGATTCGTAACAGCTATTTTCGGTATAGTTGGTTATTCTATTTATAAACAGGCAATGCTTGCAAAGCAAATGCGTATAACATTTGCTGGTGCATCTATGCTGCCCATGCAAAGCGGTAATATAGGTTTAAATTTAACTTTAAATGTTACCAATATATCGGCACTAACAATTAATGTAACAAATCTCAATTTCGATGTGTATATTAATGATAAGTATATAAACAAGGTAATACAAAATACCAATCAGGTTATTATTGCTAACGCCACATCTCAGGTCTCGTTTAATATCTATTTTAATATAGCTACGATATTGGGAAGTATTGATTTATCATCTATACTAAAAAATCTCAACCTAAATTCCATAAATATTAAACTTATAGGGTATGTTTCGGGAGCGGTAGATGGTATTGATGTAAGTAATTTGCCATTCCAAATTCAGGAAAATTTAGGGCAATTAATTCAATAATTGTTATATTGCGCCCAAAATACATAGTATGGACATTAAAGAAATAGAAAAGTTATTTTCGGATAAATTAGCATTTTATGCTAAAGAGTACGGTGTAGGTTATCGTGATATACAAGTGTTACTAATACCTAATGCCGATGAGCAGATAGAGTATAAGTTGTATGTACAAGGTGAATTTAAAAAGAACCTTAGCTTACAGCATGATATACTAAACATAAAATTAGACTTTTTGAATAAAACCCTGATAATTGGCAGTGGGTTAAAGTTTATTTTAGGTGTTTTATCGCAAGAATTAGGATGTGAAAAAAGCGAAGTTAGCGTGCTTTTGGTAGCGCAGTCTGATGAAGACCCAACAGTAAACCTTGCCCTTCAAAAATCCCTCGAATTTGTAAGGTGGCTCGACCTCGAATCAGAGCTAAATCTATAATGATGTAAAGTGTTGGCTTGACAATATTTATGGGGTTAGCACTAAAGCAATCATTAAATTTGCAGTTAAATTATAGCGTAGTATGATAATACAGGTTTCATCATCAAATTCTCCATATAACTTAAATGCAATAGAGTTCAGTGGACTTGTAAACTTTCCATATACTTTCATTTTAGCAACAGGCGGAGGTAACGTAACGGTAAATTTACCGAGCATTAACAGTATAAAAAAGGCTGGTACTATAATTGCGCTCGTTGGTGATAGTGGTACAACATTAACGTTAAATGCAGGGGGTACAGATGCAATTTCCGAAAACTCTGGTACTATAATTACAACCAAAAGTATTACAGGTAACAAATCCTTCTTAATTTTAGACGCTGTAACTTATATAACAGGTAATGTATGGCTTGATGTATCAAGCGGTACTGGTGGAGGTGGTACACCCATATATAATAACGTTACCTATACTCAACTTGTTTCTCTTATAAATGGCGGTAATCTTAATGCAGGTGCATTTTACCTGATTACCGACTATCAAACTGCCTCTTATATTCAGTATAGTGGTACTGGCAGTGGCGGTATAGGTGGTGAGGCTGTGCATTTAGGGGCGGTAGAGCCATTACTCGTGCAAGCTATTTCAAATAGTGAGATAAGCCTTTCTGCTCAATCGCTCACATTCCCTAATGATATTATTAACTATCAAATTTCTGTACCTGATGGAGATTATGAATATGCTGCAAGTCAGGGTAAAGGATGTATTATATACAGAAAAGATGCGGTTAATAATATAGGAAGGGATTATGATTGGAGAAATGTAGTTTTCAGGCGGTGGGAAACAGTTATAGGTAATGGCTTGTATTACTCTTATACACCAGTAGCAGGTGCAGCATCTATTGACGTTAATTGCTTTAATAACTGTGGTAATGTTGGGCAAATAAATATCGGAAGTCCTCTTCAAGAGAGAGCGTTTTTCGGTACTCCCTATTGGCTTGATAATACCGTTTTCTCAAATATGAATGTTGTATTTGATGTTATTGTTAATAAATCATATGGAAATACCATTAGCTGTTTTTCGACAGGCGATGGTCTAATGTTTTCTTGTTCTTATAACATATATTTTAACAACATTATAGCTTGCGACCTTCATGGGGTGAATAATATAAATTATGTTCAAAATAACAGCATAATTGCGCCCGATTCTGGACATATATTTATTGGTAACACCATAAATCAGTTTAATGGCAATGTGTGTCAGCAAATAGCCAATAATAACATAGATACTATTAACAGCAATACGGTTGCTGTAATGAATAATAACGTAGGAAGTGTTATTCAAAACAATAACATGACTAATTCGAGTGCGGTTATATCAACAAATAATTGCTATGAAATAAGCGGTAATACTTGTATAAATATAACAGGAAATGTTTGTTCGGCGATTACAGGTAATTCATCCGATTGCTTAGATAATATTGCTAACATCATTAATGCTAATACCTGCCCTAATGGTATTAACAGTAATGTCGCTAATTCGATTGACACCAACTCTTGTGATAACGTATCTAATAACACTTGCGGTAATGACATTTCAATTAATAGTAATACGGGGGCGATACAATACAATACATGCATAGAAATAAAAGCCAATCTCGGTTTTGTTACTGAAATATCTGAAAATATAGCCGTTCAAATAAATGGCAACAATAATACAGGTAGCATCACTGGTAACTCATGCCTAAGCATCCTTAGTAATACTACAACTGGAAACATTAGCAACAATACTGGAAACACTATTTCAGGCAATGGATGCGGAGTTATATCAGGTAACATTGTAGTATTGATAGAAAATAACGAAAATACAGGCTCTATCAGCGATAACGTTGGTTATCAAATAACCAATAATGGCGGTGCAGCTTCAATAAATCAAAATAATTGCTATTTTATTGACACTAATACAATAGCTGTTGAATGCATAAATAATAGCGTAAACACGATTAATAATAACACTTGTAATACTATAGCAAGAAATTCAGGTACGACAATAAATAATAATACTACTGGCATCATAAGTGATAATATTGTTAGCTCAATAGATAACAATAACTCATCAGGCGCAACAATAGTAGACAATAGTGGTTCGGTTATCTCGCAAAATGCCAATTTTAGCAATATTGCAAATAACATAGTACAAACTATTTCATTCAACACTTCATTGCAGGAGATAAAGCAAAACAATGGGTATACTATTGCAGGTAATACAAATACTGGGGGTATTTATAACAATCAAACGAATGTTATAACTAACAATAGCGGTCTTGGTATTATACAATATAATAGTGGCGGAATAATTGATAATAATGCAATATCTTCAAGTTTGTCATACAATGTAGTTGGAAGAATTTTGAGCAATACGACTAATCGCATAGATAACAATACTGGCTCATTAATACAATCAGTAGTGATAACAAGTGGGATAAGGCAAAACAACGTAAATACTATTACTAATGTAACCGAAACTACAAATTCTGATATATTGGTTTGCAATCTTAATGAGTTAAGTAACGTGGTACTCGGCGGGGCTTTTAATACTATAATGGGGCAAAGTGTAGTTAATTGTACAATTGCAGGGGAAATAGTAAATCACAGCTTCTTGGACTATATAAATGGAAAAACCATAACACCAACCGCAGAGATGAATAGTGGTACACCAACAAAATCCATGTATCAGGAAAGCGATGGCAAATTTTATCTTGCAATATTAACAGGCGGTGCTCCTTAATTTTCAACAGTAATATCTAACTAATCATGGCAAATACAATTAACATTTTCTGGTTCGGTCAAACACAGGTGTCAAACGGAACATTAACTAATATTTTCATAAGCAGCGACCTAAAAACGCTAAAAGCTTTTACAGATAATATTGCTTCATTAAAACCAGCAGGTACACCGAGCGGTGATATGTATAATATAGCCGTTACAATTGGCTCAGAGGTTATCTTTAACGCAAAAAATAACGCAAGTACATATACTGTGCCAATAGCAAATATTGATATAACAAAATTAAATGCTTTGGTTCTCGAAATTAATACTAAATTGGGTTCTAAATTCCAGATATAACATGGCTCAACTAATTATTGACCTCATATCAATATCAGTGTTTATAGCAGCTATTTTTCTGATGGTGAAACTAAAATTTACCATTGAACAAATTATACCTGTATTTTTAATTACAGGCATACTCATCGCTAATGTGGCGAGATATTATTTTAAGCCTGAATATCTTAATACCCAACCCGATAAAAAAGAACTCATACTAAAACAGCAGTATGATTCATTGCAGATAAAATACAAGCAAAGCGAAAAGCAGGCTACTAACCTTAAAAACCAATTAGATTCTGTAATTGCTTTTACTGTATCTCAACAGTATAAAATTGACAGCCTTATATTGGTAAAAAACAGAAAAAAAATACAAGATGAAAAAAAGTTCGCTTCTATTGGCTCTATTCCTGATAAGCAGCTTAATGACCTACTCGCAGGAAAACTCAAATAGCTACCCTAAAACTGTTACTGGTGTTATAGATTTCGGTAAAGATACATTCACCGTTTTTACTCAGGCTCAAAAGAAAAAGGTATACGAGTATATTCTTCGCTATGAAGATTGTAGTACTAATGCAATTATAGATTCTATTATCATACAAAATTACAGAATAAAAAATACTGCCGACACATTGGCTATATCTCTGTGCCGTAAAGATAATGCTGTAAAAGATATTCAGATAAATCTTATGAGTGGAATGCTCGATAATAGAAACGAACTGATAGCAGAAAAAGATAAGGAGATTAGCACTTATATTAAGCAATTAAAAAAAGAAAAACGACATAAGAAATTAGCTGTTGGTTTGGGAACTACAGCAGGCTTTTTAGTCGGTGGATTAATTGGTATATTGGTATCTGAAACATATCATTTACTTGGAAGATAAAACTAAGCATAGGGCAATGATGTATTTAGGCTTTTTGGTTACGGCAATAGGCACGTATTTGATTTTGTATAAAAGTGCCTTCCTAAGAAGCCCTAAGAGGGCTATATCCAATAATCAGGAGGAGTTTCTAAGTCCAGCAAACGGAACTATTGTTGCTGTAAGAAAATTCGACAAAACAAAAGTAGTAGAAGATAAATTTGAAAATGAAGACAATATTGCAGGCGCAATAAATCTATTCGCAGGGGATGTAGATACTACTGGTACTATTATTTCCATACATATGAAAGTAACCGATGTGCATTTTCAAAGATGCCCTATGTCAGCAACAGTACGTAAAATAGAGTATTCAAAAGGGGATTTTAAAAATGCTATTAGTAAAACTCCCGATGGTATAATAAGATATAATAATGAGCATTGTTCTTATCTGTTTGAAACTCCCGATGGTATAAAGTATAAGGTTGTTCAGATAGCTGGATTTTTAGCAAGAAAAATACAAAGTTTTATAAACGAGGGTCAAGCAGTCGTGCAGGGTGAGCAAATAGGTGTTATAAAAATGGGTAGTCAGGTTACAGTCGTTTTGCCTGAATCAATAGTACCAATAGTTAAGGTGGGCGATATTGTAGTTGACGGTGAAACCGTATTGGGTAAAATAAATAACCTATGATGCAAAACAACATCCACATATCGGCATTAATAAGGCATCTTAGTAAGAAAAAAAAGATATTATTCCTTACTACATCTAATCGCTATACAGGGCATGATAATGACCAGCCTAAGTCTACAGCTTTGGCATATAAGATAGCTAATACAATAGGGGAACGTGTAACTGTAATAGAAGTGCCACGCCTTAAAATATATCCATGCGAAGGCAATGTAAGCTCTAAAGATGGCAATAACTGCGGGGTGAAGGAATCAGCCCTAAAGGATGCCGTTAAGAATCCCACAGGGCATTTACGTTGTTGGGCTTCGTACAATAACGCTGATGATGAATTGTATAAGATAGCAAATGAAATATTCGCATCTGACGCTATTGTTTTTTTTGCCTCTGTTCGCTGGGGGCAGGCAAACGGGTATTATCAAAAGCTTATAGAGCGTTTAGATTGGCTTGAAAACAGATGGTCGGCACTTGGTGAAAAAAACATATTAGAAGGCAAAGATGCAGGCTTCATTTGTATAGGGCAAAACTGGAACGGCAGTAAGGTTGTTGAAACGCAAAAGAGTGTATTGAAGTTTTATGGTTTTAACACGCCTGCTGAATTATTTGGTAATTGGCAATATACCATGAATGAACTTGATGAGACGCTTAAAAGCTACAAAGAGGCCATTCCTGCTTTCGAGAGCACATTTAATATCCTTATGTATAAATTTCTTGAGAAACTACCCAAATTAAGACAGTTGTACGGAAACCTGAGAAAGTAAGCCAAAACAAAAAGCCCCGAAAAACGGGGCTTTTTTATATAGCAAAAAAGAGGGGAGGCGATTAATTGGCTTCTATGTATTCCTCATTGGTCTTAACATATTCTTCCATCTGCTTTAGTAGTGACTGTGCAATTTTAATATTGCCCTTAGAAACATATGTGCCCCGTACAATCTGATTGAATATCGGTTTAGTAATAATCTTTTCAAGCGGCTTATACATTGTAGCTCTTTGCAGGCGTGTTATCTTAGCGTTAGCCTCTTTCAAGTTTTCAAGCAATATTTCTTTGTCTTTATCAGTATTATCCACAGCGTTATTTTTATTTAACCTAATCTTCATAACACAAACATATACACTAAAAACGAGAAAATCAAAAAAACAAACAAAAAATATGTAAAAAAGCTTTGTTTTATTTCAATTATTTTATTTATTTGCTTCTAAATTACAAAGCAGGTGGGCAAAAATAGAAACAAGGGCGGTAATAAAGGCTCTAATAAACCAAAAGGCAATAATGTTGGTTACATGCATGATAATGTTTTAGTCCCAGCTATAACAGCACCAACCAAACCTGATTCGAATGTATCTGTCGAGAATCTTCCCGAAAAAGACATAACCGTAATTACACCAACAGGTGAGGAAAATTATTCTTTATCTACAACTAAAATTATTGTAGATAAAGTGCCCAATAAGACAAACAGTAGGACTACTAAAGGTAAAAAGGTTGCCCCTAAAAAGAGAACGAGACCAGTAGTTAAAGAGAAGATAATAATTCCGCAAATTAAAAAAATAGATTTAGCAGGTATTATAAGAAAGGCACGTTTCCAAATAAACGGCGTTGAATTATACTTAAATGGAGGTCGAAAGGTTACTGTTTTCGAGGATGCGGCAGGTAATTTTGTGATTGATACAAAAAAAGTATTAACGCCTACAGAATCTTTTGCAAACTTTAAGCCTTCAAAAATTGAATTAATAGAGAAGTGGGGTGTTAAAGTGGCATCATGTCGCTTTTCCATAAGTAAAGATGCTATGTGTGCACTTGGTTTTGCATTTGATGAGCTTATAAACTTAGGACTGCTCCCGACTAAAGAAATAGACTTAGTTAATAAAAAAGCAAAACCTAATAAAGATTCGAAAGGAGAGGATGTTAAGCCATGATAGAAGAGTTTTATATAGGCGATAAGGTAAGGGTTATATGGGTGCTCAGAAAGCAGCAGAAGAAACTTATAGATATTATTATAGGTTCAGAGCGTCAGCAAACATTGCTTACCGTAGGAATGGTTTTGCCTATTTCTGAAATAGATTCCGCAGGTCATATAATATATATCTTTGGAGATGGCGAAAGCGATAAAGTTATATTTAAAAAGACACAGGTAGTATTGCACAAGAGACCTTTTCGTAATTGGCTTAAAAACATATTTAGCTAACCATGAAACCAAAGAAGCCTAAAATAAAATCAAATGTTATTGATAACCACATTGCCAATGGTGATGATGAATTGCCCGAAATAACCGAGCCACAGCCTGATACCTGTGTTTTATGTGATTGTACAGCCGATTAATTCACTACTAAAATAAAATTAATTTTTATGATAATATACAAAATATTGGGATTTATCCTTTATTTTTTAGGAAGAGCTATAGCTATGTGTATATCAATCGCATATAAGGTGGCTATCATTTATGCCATATACTATGGCTGCGCAGGGTGTTTACCACACGAGCCTAAGTTTTTAATTTTGGCAGGAGTATTGATTGAGTTGTTTTTTCTGTAAGAATAAATGGTTACATTTGTAAGCATATGAGCGGAGCAAGTAAATTATTTGTATTTTCATTAGTAGCTTTAGGTGGCTTTCTAATATTTGCTGGTGCTAATGAATTTATAGGGACTGTGCAGGAGGCAACACCAGAAGCTAAATACTCTCGTAATGTAATCTATGCCTAAAAACTAAACATGGCTGACATAAAACTTTCTGTACCGCAGGTCAATTTTTCTTACTATCAATATTCGCAGCGTCCGAGTATAAAAACCACTATGGATAATATCTATAGCAGGTACAAGAATGAGATAGATACGGTTTCTCAATTAGTACACATACCACCAGACATAATAACAAGTTTTATTTTTATTGAGAGCGGTGGCAATGCAAATGCCATAAGCGGTGCTGGTGCAGTAGGACTTATGCAGCTTGTGCCATCTGCGGCAAGTGATGTACTTGTGCTCGAAAAAACCAAAGGTCGGATATTGTCTGATGGGGAAAAACAAATACTTACACAGAAATTAGGTAACAGGTTTACCAATGGCATTATGAAGATGCGTTATCTTGGAGATAAAGTTACGGTAAACGGGACTGCATCATCTGTCTTCATAACACAGAATGACTTGCTTGACCCTTTGCTTAATATTCTTATAGGCTGCCTATATGTCGGTCTGCTAATGGATGAGCATACAGAGGGCGGTAAATTAAGGATGGACAAAGTAGTTGTAAGATATAATCAAGGCTATTTTTCAAATAAAGCAGGTAAAGGGCTTATAGGGGATGAACAGACCTTACTCGCAAACCTTCCTACCGAAACGAAAGCATATATTCTAAAACTTCTGGGTGTTAACGGCACTTTAGATATAGCCCAAAATCAAGTATGAGTAAACGTTCTGTAATTATAGGTTTCTGCCTCACAGTATATGACTACCCTTTTTTTAAATATGACAAAGAAATAGAGCCTGTTTCTTATATACGTGATTGGCAGGAATCAATCAAAAAAAATGGATTAGATTGCGTGCTCATTATAGATAAAGAAAGCAAAGAGCTACAACAGGCTTATCCGCATATACAATTTCATGTAATCAAAAAAAAGCCCGATTTGCTAAATCAGATGGATGCACGGTGGGTGTATCTTTATGAATATCTGGTAAGTCACCCAGAAATAGAGAAATTTTTTATTATTGATACTGGTGATTCTACTGTACTCAAAAATCCTTTTGATTTTATTGAAAAACATAAAATATACGTAGGTGATGAAACTGCCATAGTAGGAATCGAATGGATGAATTATAGGGTTGGATTGATAAATAATCAGAGGTGTACCAATTATTTCCAAAAAATAAAAGATAAGCAGCTTTTAAATTGCGGTATTTTCGGAGGGTACACACAGAATTTGCTTCCAGTTATTCAAGACATAGCCGAAATATTAAAGCTGTATAACTGTAAATCCGATACCGTTGATATGATAGTGTTTAATCAGGTACTATATTCCCTCTATGAGGATAAGATAGTTCACGGCAAACCTCTCAATACTGAATTTTGGAAATGGGACTATGCTAATCAGGAATGTTTTTTTCAGCATAAATAAAACGCATGGAGATTTATAATACACGAGTAGATATGCTTTATAGGGTAAAGCCTAATTCTGTTATTGCTGAATTAGGTGTTTATAAAGGTGATTTCTCTCAGCAAATCCTTGATTCATGCCAGCCGCAAAAACTGGTATTGATTGATATGTGGGCTAATTACCCCATACAAAGCGGTGATGCCGATGGCAATAACTTAGAGCACATTGATGGTGAAGAGTTATTAAGAGGCGTAATAATTAGATTTGGCGGTAATGGGAATGTAAGTATAGTAAGGGAAACCACAAACGCCATACTTAGCTATCCTGATGATTATTTTGATATGGTTTACATAGATGCCGACCATTCTTATGAGGCGGTTAAAAACGACCTAAATAACGCTTTTTTGAAGGTTAAAAATGGCGGGTATATTATGGGGCATGATTATGAATTTAACAGGCAAAAAACCGATAATATACACTTCTTCGGTGTTAAACAGGCTGTAGATGAATTTTGCAGCAAATATTCTCTCTCCATAGACATGAAGGCTATGGATGGCTGTGTGTCATTCGGCATACAAGTAAAAAAATAAAGTTAAATTATTTTATTTTAATGAATTATTGCTTTTATTTGCTTTTGAATAAAGCGGATTAGACCGCAATGTCATTAATTCAATAAAAAGTATGAAAGATTTATTTGTTCCTTTTGAAGAGGCTAAAGCCATGAAAGAACTGGGTTTTGATGAGCCATGTATGGGTTACTATATATTTGATAAATACGATTTGATAAATACGGAATTTTATTATCATAAATTGCATGTTGATGATGCATATACTAATCCTTTATGTATAAATAGTTTACATGCTGTCCCCAAAAAAACCAATGCACCAAGAGTTTCAGCCCCACTATATTCACAAGCCTTTAAATGGTTTAGGGGGAAATACAAATTATTTCCCGAAATTAACCTACATGATAGAGTAAATCAAGAAACATGGAGATTTGAAATATCCGTTTTGGGCTATTACGAATTAGCCTATAACCAGAATATTGACAAAGAGCCATATTTTCAAACCTACGAAGACGCAGAACTTGATTGCTTGAGAAAACTTATCGAAATAGTTAAGAATCACAATAACCCTAAATAACCAACAAAAAACAAAACCATGAGCAAAACAAAAAAAGTTAGAATTATTAAGTGCAGCAACTCAAGATGGTGGCCTTTTGGTGGATTATGATGTTGAAGTGTATATCGGTGTTTCTATCAGATGCTTTGAGGGAGGGATTATCATCCGCAAAGACGGAAGCATTACAGTTCACCGCGAAGGGGAAGAATACGATAGTCGCGTAGATGATATTGCTGATAAAGTATTATGGCTACTCTCTAAGGGATTTGACCTTTTCGGGCTTATTCAATCTGGAGTAGCAATTGAAAAAATGAAGGTTGAATAAAGATATAGTTACCATAAAAAATAATGACTAATGAGACAATATCAAGACAAACGAGAAATAAAATATTTAGAGACATTGGTTTTTAAATCAAGTGTTAAAATTTTAATTGATGATACTGAAGGTGAGGTGAGCCTTATTGGATATATAGATGAGATAATATTTGATGATTGTCATTATTTACTTGAACCAGTAAAGTTATTAGAAGAAATGTATAACATCTATGATGAGGATTACACAAAAAGGCTATCTCAATTTAGAGACCTTACTTGGAGCTTAGCTGATAAATTTGCTGAGAAACTATGCGTTGAAAAGTCTATTTATTTAAAATTAGGCAATTATATACTTTAGTGTACAAAGATTAAATTTGAGACGTGTTAAAAGCATATATATACAGGCTATACCCGACTTCAGCGCAAGAGATACTGATAAATAAACATATCGGTGCGTGCAGGCTTGTGTATAACCTTGCGCTGGATACAAAGACGTATGCCTATAAATCCTATCGAAAGACGTTATCTAAATATGACCTTATTGGTCAACTGCCAGCATTAAAGAAAGAATTTACATGGCTCAATGAGGTAGACAGCCAGTGCCCGCAACAAGCCATACGGAATATGGATGATGCGTTTAAAGGCTTTTTTAAAGGCAAAGGCTATCCGAAGTTCAAAAGCCGCAATAAAGGCTCTCAATCATTTAGAAATCCGCATGGGAATAAAGTTAAGTTTGTAGATGGCAAGATAATCCTACCCAAGTTTACCGAAGGAATAAAAGTCGCTATAGACCGCGAGCACAAGGGGAAAATAAGAAGCAATACAATATCGCGCACCCCGACAGGAAAATACTTTGTATCCATACTTTGTGAGACAGGAGAGAAGACACCAGAGAAGATTACTCCAAAACCTAAGAGGACAATCGGCATAGATATGGGGCTAAGTAAGTTCGCTGTAACAAGTAATGGCGAGATAATAGAGAACCCCAAGTACCTAAAGCAATCAATAGAGAGATTATTTATTTTACAGAGAAGGCTATCAAAGAAAAAGAAAGGTAGTGCCAATAGAAAAAAAGCACAACATAAGGTAGCTGTTAAGCATGAAAAAATTGCTAATCAAAGAAAAGACTTTATACATAAACTATCCTCACAGTTAGTTCGGATACACGATGCGATTTTGAAGGAAGATTTGAATATAAGCGGCATGATGAAAAACCATAAGCTTGCACAGGGTATAGCTGATGTGGGCTGGGGCATGTTTGTAGAAGCAATCAAATACAAGTCTGAATGGTCAGGTAAACACTTTTACCAGATACCCAGATTTGAACCTTCTACAAAGAAGTGCGGTATCTGTGGTGTGCTCAACCAAACACTGACCCTTGCTACCCGCGAGTGGATATGTGCAGAGTGTGGTACATTACACGACCGAGACAAAAATGCTGCGGATAACATTAAACAATATTTTTTAACCCATTCACCGAAGGTTATTCGGGATGTGCCTGTGGAGCAGTCGGCAGTAGCTGATGCTATGAAGCAGGAAGATGTACACTAATGTATATCATTACCATTAAAATCATGGCTAAGGGGAGGAATAAAACAGAAAAAGTAGCAGACCTATTTGAAAATAGTTCGGTGCAAACCATATCTCGTAAAGAATACGAAGAGGCGGTACTCGGTGCTATATTATTAGAGGATGATGTAATCTATGATGTAGTGGAGATTATCACAGAAGAAATGTTTGCTTATCCTGAGCATAAGGATATATACAGCACTATTCTAAGTTTAAACAGCCGTAACATAGCTATAGACATATTAACCGTAACCGAAGAGCTATCACGCAGGGGTAAACTGGAATCTGTTGGTGGTGCTTATAAAATAACGCAACTCACTAACAGTATAGGCTCTGCTGCCAATGCTGTTTACCACGCTACCATAATAAGGCAACATTATATCGAACGTCAGGTAGCAGGTTATGGCTATAATACATACCAAAAAGCCATATCACGAGAATATGATGCCATAGAGCTTTTAGAGCAAGCTGAAAAAGGCTTATCCGAAATTACCAATGGTATCAAAAGTAATAATTCGTCTTCGATGTATCAGGCAATCGCGGAGGAGATGTCATCTATTGATATTCGCATGGCTAATACCTCTAATGGTAAGTTGTTAGGGGTAGATACTGGCTTTATGGAGTTAAACAGTATAACTGGCGGCTGGCAACCTTCCGATTTAATTATCATAGCTGCCAGACCGTCTATGGGTAAGACAGCCCTAAGTTTAGCTTTAGCAAAAAATGCGGCGTTAAGTAAACAGCCAGTACCAGTAGCTTTTTTCTCGTTAGAGATGTCAACGGGTCAATTGGTACAACGCCTTATCGCAAGTGAATCAGAAGTAGATACCGAAGCCATACGTAACGGTACACTTACTAAAGATGAATACAGGCGTATTACAGCCTCCCTCGATGAATTGATGAATGCCCCTCTGTTTATTGACGACACACCTGCTTTATCCATCTTTGAATTAAAAACAAGGGCACGAAAGCTAAAGCAGTTGCATGACATAGGGCTAATAGTAATAGACTACTTACAGCTTATGAGCGGTACAGGCAAAGGGGAGGGTAATAGGGAGCAGGAAATATCAAACATCTCTCGTGGTCTTAAAGCTTTGGCAAAAGAGCTTAAAATACCTGTTATAGCATTAAGTCAGTTAAGTAGGGCAGTAGAGACAAGGGGCGGTGAAAAGAAACCGCAGTTGTCAGATTTGCGCGAATGTCTATCAAAAGATACTTCTCTTATTTATACAGAAACCAACCTTCAATATAATTCAGATTCAGATTTCAAATTACTTTCCTTAAATGCTGACCATAAAATCAGAGTAACTAACAGCTTGGACATACCAAAATAAAGAAATTCTGTTTATCGGTTAAAGCTTACAACGGGACGATATGTTGATTGTACGGCAGAGCACCCAATCCTTACATCTGACGGCTACAAGCCATTAAAAGATATTGAAATCGGCGAGGCAATAGCGGTAGCAATGAACTGGGGTGGTAATATCGGAAAATATATTAAGGAATCGAAGTTCATAGGATGGATGCTGGGCGGTGGAGAAACTAAAGCCTTTGCTGAATTTAGGTGCTATGATAAAAAGCTTAGCCAAGAATTTGAGTTCGGTTTTTTTCAAATATTCGGATTTCTCCCTCAAGTAAATACCTTAAAAAAAAGATATAAGCATACGTTATTAGGTTTTTTTAATGGCAACTCTGTAGACAGACCACATGCTGCAACAGAATGGCTTAAAGAAAATGGGCTATGGTTTACAGATAAAAGCGAAAAGCAGATACCTTCTTGGTTTATGGATAATGCTGATGAGCAAAGCATATGTGAGCTTTTAGCAGGTATTTTCGATACCCACGAAAAGAGTGGTATTTTAGGTGAGTTTATTACGCCATCTATTGTATTGGCAAATCAAGTAATCTATTTGTTGGCTCGAATAGGTATAATAGCCAACCTGACTATATCGCAAAAGAAGTATGGTAAAAAAGAAAAGATATATAAAATATATGTTTGTGAAAGTTATGAATTTATGTCTAAATTCTCACAGAAAGTGCCGATAGAAAATGAAAAAGCAGATATTCTAAAAAGAGAATTAAATTTTTTCAAAAAGTTACTATCCGATAGTCTTTGCAACAGAATTGGGAAAAAAACCACCTTTGATATAATTCAAAAATTAAAGAGTGTACAAGATGGCGGATTTAAGGTTGAAAACCTCATCGCTGGAAGATTAACTAAAAGTGTCCTCACAGATGCCATAAATAAGCACCCTAAAGAATTATCTGAATACAAATGGCTAACATCTGATAATATCTATTGGGATAGCATAGATTCGACAACTTATATTGGTGAAGTTGACTTGTTTGATAGAAGTGTGCCTGATACAAACAATTTTATCGTTAATGGTATAATAGTTCACAATAGCGGAGCAATCGAACAGGATGCAGATATAGTATTATTCCCTTATAGAGCCGAGTATTATGGAATATTGTCCGATGCGGATGGCAGAGACACAAGAGGTACAGCAGAGTTGTGTGTAAAAAAGCACCGTAATGGAAAATTGAGAGATATAAGGGTAGCATTTGAAGGGAAATATACCAAGTTTAAAGATTTAACTTACATAGAAAATCCCATGTACGTAGAAATCGAAAAGCCTGTTACGCAATCACCACCACAAAAATTAATACCGATGCAAGAGGCATTGGCAAAAAACGGGCGTAAGGAAGAATATGGCGATGATTATGATAGTTCAGTTCCATTTTAAAATATTTTTCTTGGTCAAAAAAAATATTGTTACTTTGCCCATAAAATAAATACCATGAACATATTTAATTATATCGGAAGCATTATACAGCAAATAATGTGCTTCATATCTGGTTTTTTTTATTCTAAAGACGGGACAGCTTCAATGAAGCGTTTGTGTGGGTTGCTATGCACTATTTCGTTATGTGGTACATTATACAAAAACGGCAGCGATTCAACGCTTATACAGGCGGTTACTTTTCTTGCTTGCTCCTGCCTTGCATTAACTACCATAGAAACAGTATCGGGATTTTTTAAACCTCAAAATAATAACTCAAATGGCTCTACTCAACCTGAACAAACTAAATAACATCGTACCTGCAAATGTATTAGGGCAAATAAACGATGACTTTATACAAAAATTTCAATGCAATACTGGACTAAGGCTTTGCCATTTTCTCTCGCAGGCTGCCCACGAAAGCGGAAATTTTCAATATATAAGGGAGAATTTGTTTTACAGTGCGCAGGGCTTACTAAGAGTATTTCCAAGTTATTTTAACGTGGCAACAGCCTCACAATATGCTAATCAACCTGAAAAGATAGCTAATCTCGTATACGCCAACAGGAACGGCAACGGTGATGTAAATAGCGGTGATGGCTTTAATTTCAGGGGCAGAGGATATATACAAACAACGGGCAAAAGAAATTACATAAGATTCGGTCAGTTTTTAGGTATGGAAGATGAGATTGTAAATAACCCCGACTTACTTGCCACTACCTATCCGTTATCTTCGGCTGCTTTTTATTTTTCCGATAATAACCTTTGGGTATTATGCGGCATGGGAGCAACCAGTGACACGGTAACACTGATTACCAAAAGGGTTAATGGCGGTATAAATGGGCTGCCTGAAAGACTTGCATACTTTAATAAGTATTGGGCAGCATATAATGCCTAAAATTAAGCAAAATAATTTGTATAATTAAGATAATGCGCTACATTTGCATAGCGTGATAGCCAAAGGTCTCTCTAAAGTAAAGCAGATATGAGCGAAAACAAACCAGTAGATAAAGTTTACATTAATATTCGTAAGATAATATTAGATTATGAAACTGAAAAAAATGAGAAAACCAATAAGTTTAAAATAGCTCAATTTGTAATAAAAAATGGTGCTCCGAAAACAAAATTGGTCGCTATTAGCAGGAAGATTGATGAGGCTTCAAAATACGAACTTACATTTACAGAGGCTTACAATATGGCTAAATATATGGGCTTGAGCATGGGTGAATTTTTCGATAAATATTGTAAAGCAATCTAATTATGCTTTTGGCTGGGGATAAAGCAAGTTTAGAATACATGCAGCGTGAGTATAATTATGCTATTGATAATTATTTTGAGCTATTAAAAATAAGGGATGGTCTTATACTCCAAAGAAAGAAGATACCGCAACATCTTTTATTTGAGATAGCAGATTTCTCAAATAGAGCGAGACATTTAGATGAGCGAATGATGCCGCTCGTGCTTCTTAACAAAGAAATAGTCATAAAACCTATGAGGGTTATAAATATAACAAGACATGAGCGAAACAAAAAAAGTAAAAATAGTAAAGTGCAGCGACCCATATCAATACCCAGTTATATATAGGCGTGATTCGCTTTCTGAACTATAAGCGCAAGTCGTGATTTTACAATATTTTTAAAGCAATTATGTTCGGTTAATCTATATCATTTGAATTAACTGTTATATTTGCTTTAAATAAAACAAATATTATGAACAGCTTTTTAAATCCATCAGCAGAGAATGATAAGTTTCTTGGCGGCAACAACATACACCATGTAGTTATCATCGGGCTATTGGCTACTACAGTATTTCTTTTGGTTCGCCATAAGAAGTAATCAAAAAAGATATAGATTGCTCATCCCCTACTCAAAAAAAGAGGGGCTTTTTTGTTTAAGATTATTTTTTATTAAATTCGCACAAATTAAAACTTGTAACATGAATATAGATACCAATAAAAATTCTATTGCTGAAAAAAGCCACATCGAATATTTACATGAAATGACTATTTATGATATGGGTATAAGAATAGCCACATTTATAGGCGTAGTAGCGGCAGTAACATTTGCAGCGCAATTGGCTTTAGGGCATATCAGGTTTTAAGGCTAACCGCAAATGATAAATCGAGGATAATATTTTTAAGTTTATCATAGGTTTGTTATTTTAGCATTCAAATTAATCTATTTATGAGAGTGTTAGATGTAGTTAACAGTCAGTCATCATTTGGAGTTTTTGAAAGCCTTACACAATATGGTGCGTTAGGCTTAATTGTATTAGCAATGGGTTTTGCCCTTTGGTTTCTACTTAAACGCATGATGAAAACAGAAGATTATTTATTAGATAGGCTTGAGGCATTACAAGAAGAATTAAATACCTATATAAAAACAGACCGTGAAAGACTATTGAGTGTAATTGACAATAACTCCAAAGCACTAAATGAAATTAAGGTAATAATTGAAGCGAGCACGAGGAGATAAACGGCACAAAATGAAAAAATATATAGCTGCATCCGTTTCTATATCTTGCCTTGTAGCATTAGCAATACTACAAATCATAACCATAGCCCACCAAGACGTAAAAAATAAACAGCATACTCAAAATCTGCAAATAGAGTATGAGAAGATAAAAAAAGAAAATTTGCATTTAAAAGATAGCCTCAGTATTTGCTCATATTGCCCTAAATAATCATCGTGCAAGTACAAAATACCATATCTAAAGTCAATCCACAACAGCAAGTAAGACTTGGTAAGAAGCCTGTTAAGCATGATGCCCGAACATTTAAGCTTGCAACTTACATCAATAGCACCCAGCTACCAGCAATACCCGATAGTTATATATGGAATACCAAAGTACCACAATGGGGTATGATGTTAAATGATAAGATAGGGGATTGCACTATAGCAGCAGCAGGACACCTGATTATGGGATGGCAAAATGACTTAGGCATGTCGGTGCTGTCAAATCCTGATGACCCGAATGTAAAAACAGGAGGTGGCTCTGAAATTAATCAGGCACAATACCAATATATAGCATATGGACTGTTAGGTACTGGTATAGTTTTAGTATTATATACACTTTTATCCAAAAAATAACATGGCTAACACTAAATCAATAATAGCCATATCAGATAGCGATATAGTAGCTGCATATTCAGCAGTTACAGGCTATAATCCATCTACAGGAGATAAAGATGTCGGTGCATCATGTTTAGATGTGCTAAATTACTGGAGGAATCAGGGCATAGCAGGGCACAAGATATATGCTTATGCTAAGATTAACATAAGGAATATACAGCAGGTTAAAACCGCCATATATTTATTCGGTGGGGTATATTTAGGTTTCCAATTACCTGTATCTGCCAAAAAGCAGGATATATGGGAAGTTCCCCCTACAGGTGCATATCTGGGAGATGGTATGTCTGGTTCATGGGGAGGGCATTGTGTTTGTGCCATAGGTTATGATAGCCAATACATCTATCTTATAACATGGGGTGCTATAAAAAAGGCTACATGGAACTTTTTTAGCAATTACTGCGATGAGGGCTATGCAATCATATCTAAGGACTTTATAGGCTCTAAAGCACCCAATGGCTTCGATTTTCAGGCACTTCAAGCCGACCTGAATAGCCTATCTGTTTAAATTGTTAAAAAGCCTTAATAATTATTCAAATTATTTACTTTATTCGATTAAAGTAGTCATATTTGTGTTACAAAAACACAAAAACATGAAATTACATACAGTTTTAAATCTAATCGGACTTTTTCCTTTAATGGTTGGGTTATATTTAGCGGGGGATAAAAGAAGAGATACCTTGCGAAAAAGTCAAGAGTATATTGGTTCGACATTATTTTGGTTTGTCTTTTTAACTTTAATAGATATAATAGTAACTCCATTGGAGGTTATGTTTATTCTTTTGGGAGGTGTATTTACTGCTTTCTGGTATATGCTAAATGACCATACAGCCATCTCTTATTGGGTAGAGTATTGGATAAAAGGTGAATCTGCCTTATATAAAGATGAACAAACATTGAGGTTTTTATTAAAAACAATGACAAGGGAAAAATTACCCTTTCTTGTAAAGCCTTATTGGGACTTATTGCTAAAACACAATGCGGCTACAATTGAAGCAATAAAGAAGCAAGATTTTGTAAATCAGCAAAAAGGATAGATTTAAACAACTATTACAAGTATAACCAATCAAACTAAAACAAAATCATGGAAAATAAAACCACATCACCAAACATTAAAAAGTTAAAGAAAAACGAAGTATTTGTATTTGGCTCTAACCTTGCGGGAAATCATGCAGGAGGAGCAGCTAAATTTGCCCTTGATAATTTTGGGGCAATTATGGGGAAGGCAGAAGGCTTACAAGGGAAATCTTATGCGATACCTACCCTTAATGAGAAATTTGAAAAAAGAGATATTACAGACATTGGTGATAGTGTTAGGCGGTTTGTAGAATATGCGAAAGAAAACCCCGAAAATATATTTTTAGTTACAGAAATTGGGTGTGGCATAGCGGGATTTACTCCCGAACAAATAGCACTGTATTTTAAAAGTGTTAATATCCCCGAAAACATACATTTACCTGAATCCTTTTGGAATTTTATTAACAAACAAAATGTTATATTATCCTATAAAGGTTTTGATAAAGACTTTAAATGTAGGGGTTTTCAGTATGAAATCGGCAAAGAATATCAGCATGATGGCACAATAGAGGCTTGTAGTTCAGGTTTCCATGCTTGCCAAAATCCTTTTGATGTTTTAAGATATTACCCATTAAAAGACTGAAACAGATTTGCCATAGTTGAACAAAGTGGAGTTATAAGCAAAGAAAATACAGATTCAAAAATAGCTTCTCAATATATTAAAACGCGCCTATCCCTTTTAAGACAGTAATCGCTATTTTGGGTTAAATTTAGTAATAATTAAATGTATAATTAAAATTAAAGTTATGGATAATATTTTAGATAAAACAAAGACTGATTTGATTATTGAACCACAAGTTGTAATTGATTGGACAAGTGATGTGATGGTAGCCTCTTTTGCTCATAGGGCTTTATACTATCATACATCATTTAAAAAAAGAATTTATATGTCTGCACAGCAATTATTCGATGAACATTTAATAAACTTTAGAGAAACCGTATTCAAAAATACACTAACAATTGAACGCCTGACCAGTATATTAGAGCATATGTCTAAGGGGTGTATAGCAAAATACGTTTTAAATGACTATGTAGGATACGCGTTTTTAGATGAACACAGAAAAGTATAACCTGAATGTATATAGCACATCTAAATTGGCTACATCAAGCCTTACTTGCAGACTTGCACTTTCTTCAACAGTAAAGGCAACATCCAAATTCTCACTAATAATGGCTTTAACCCATGTTCCTGCATTACCGCTGCCTCCATGTATGCTCAAAGCAAAATTGTTGTCTCCATCAAGTTGGGATATTGTAAATGTATTTGTGTTAGCAGGGAATTGTATTATTTCGGATTTTAAAACCGATTTTTCTCGGTCAGAGCAAAGAATAAGATTGATAATGTTCATATAATTGAAATTAAAGTTATGGATAATATATTGCAAGAGGAAAAACAAAGTGAGTTTAGGGAAATAACTAATGAAGAAAGCAATAAGTATTTCCTTGAGCTAATAGAGAAAATTCGTGAACCGTTTGCATCCGAATTTAGAGCCATATTAGAAAAATATCCTAACCCATGTAAAGAGAGGGCAGATTTAGTTACGGATGCTATAAATCGTTCTTACGAAAAACTTTAAATTTCTTGAAATATTATCAATACCTCATCCCATCTCACGGTTTCAATAAATAGCTTACCGTTTTCATCATTAAGCCATGATTTGATTTTGTATTCATGGACATCGAATACAATAAAAGCGTCAGTATCATTTTTCCTAATGATTGTCCATGCCCTATATTTTTGTGATTTTATGAGAATTTTGGTATTATACCTATCACCGCTCGGTGCTATTCTTTGTGTAAAGAACTCATATAAATTTCCGTCTGAACTATCAAATATTTTGCCATATAAACTTTCAATCGCTATGTTATTCATTTATGGTTTTTTGGGCAATTTATTTGAATTATCAAATCGTGGTATATTTGAATTATAAACAACAAATAAACCATAAAGTCATGGTTTATTTGTTTCAGGCTTTTTGAGTGTTTATATTAAGATTATGCTATTTAAAGAACTTACGAAATTGTCAATGGAAGCACTGGCGAAGCAACAGTCAGTGACACTTGAACAGGCAAAAGCGCAAACAAAAAGGGTACAGGAAAGGATTTCAAAAAAGAAAGAAGTACCCGACAAAAAAATCACCGAAGACCCTGCGGATAAGCCTATTTCTTTTCAGGCAAGTTAAAAATCGAATAAATCTTTTGGATGTATATTCAGTGCATCGCATATTGCTTTTATATGCGTAAGGCTTGTATTGGCTTTGCCTAATTCTATTCGGTTAATGGTACTTTCTTCAATATCGCACATATAGCCCAAAACTTCTTGGGTTAACCCCTTATCCTTTCGTATCTGCCTGACTTTTAAGCCAAAGGATATTATAAAGTTTATATGCCTTGTTCTTTTCACATTGAATATTGTAAAAAGAATACGAAAACGAGATTGTGATATATGCCTGCTTGTGATTTTTAATATATATTTGGGCATTATTTAACTTAAAAACAACTCAATGAAAAAAACAATGTTATCCTTTATCAGGACAAGCAGGCTATTGAAGCCATTAGTAATTTGTGTGCTATTTTCTACATTATCATTAACCATTAAAGCGGGTACACCCGAAGATGTAACAGTACCCTCTGGCGCATCAGTACCGTTACAAGTAGCGCAGAAAATTTCCACATCCCATCAGAAACATAAAGCAGGGGAAAAAATAGCTTTAACCGTAACATCTGATGTAAGTGTTAATGGTAAAGTAGTGATTAAAGGGGGTTCGGCTGCTGAGGGGGTTATCAAGGAATTTAAAAAGCAGAAAGGCTTAGGTAAACAGGGTATAATTAAAATAGAGATTCTAAATGTAAAGGCTGTTGACGGCAGCACAATAGCTTTATCGCCTTGCCCTATATCTGATGAAGGCGAAAAAAGGCTCGGTTTGGCATTAGGGCTTGGATTAGGTTTGGGGCTTCTTGTTATGCCGCCCTTATTAGCTTGTATGGCAATAAAAGGGAAGCCAGCAAACATAGAATCGGGGTATAGTTTAAACTGTACTGTATTAAGTAATACAACCGTAAAAGTTCAATAAATTTTTAAATCAATAAATCAATAAGCAATGAAAAAATCCTTCTTTTTCGGCATTTGCGCCTTTCTTTTAATTACGGCTATCAGTTCTTGTTCTAAGAATAACTCTGCTCCTGATTTAACTACGAACATTGTTGGTGTATATTCAGGTAATATTGGAGATTCTCTTTATAGCGGTTCTTCATACACGCAAGCATCAAGTAGCGTAACTGTTACTAAAATTGACAATACGCATATTCAGGTAACGCCACAAACAGGCTATATTCCTTTTACAGCTACTCTCACAGGCACTACTAATGGAGATTATATTGCAGTAAATTCGGGTACAGTTAACGGTACTACGTATGTTGGTGGTACATTCAATAGCATATCTATACCAGCAGGATTTAATGGACTATTCAATACGAATACCAATCAGTTTGCATATAGCTTGAATGCAAATAACGGCAATGGATTTACGGAGCAATTTGTTGGAACTAAATAATAGAATAGCTTTCCGAAAGTTTAAAGCCCCGCCATTAAAAGCGGGGCTTTTTATTTAGCAAAAATAAGTAACAAGGTTATTTAGCTTCTGCTGTTTTTTTTGCCTTCTTTTTGCGCGGGTAAACAATTCGTTTAACATCTCCCTTCGGTTTATAATCGGTAAAACACTTCTCATCGCTGACTGCATTCTCTATGGTTTCACCAAAAGCCTGATTTTGTGTTAAATCCCTTCGGTTATAACGGTAGCAAAATTCGGCTAAGTAAAAAGGCAGGTATTTTTTGCTTAACACATGGTATTGCCCCCTTATGCCATTTTTGATTATTGACCAAAAGCCTTCAATAGTGTTAGTATGCGTTTTACCCCTTGAATACTCTTTCGCTGAATGGTTTATCACATACCTTTCAATAAGTTCATCCATCTTCTTATATGCCCTGTAATCGTCTGTAATCAATATGCTGTCTTTAGTCTTTACTGTTTTCTTTAACAAGGATATGAGTTCTTTAGAAGTCAGCCTATCCATTACTTTGGCTACTACATGCCCCTTGCGCTGTACTATACCCGCTATGGGTATCTTCTTAGTACCACGCCCTCTCTTTATTCTTTCATCCTTTCGGTCATATACGTTGCTCAAGTCGGCTACATTGCTCGGTACTACAGAAGGGTTATTGCGCTTTCTCGGCTTACCGCCTACATAGCTTTCGTCCATCTCTACTATGCCCTCCAACATTTCTCCCCAGTCGAGCATAGCACAGCGTACCCGCATAGCACTATACCATGCTGTTTTATAGGTTACACCTATATCCCTGCTTATTTGCATTGCTGATATACCCTTTTTAGCATTTAGCATCAGAAAGATTAACTGAAACCATTTTGGTAGTGCTAACCTGCTTTGTTCAAATATTGTCTCATAAAGCACAGAATAGTCCCTGTTGCAGTCATTACAATGCCAGCGTATACCCGATTTCCTTCGGTACACTTTTATTGAGCCGCATAGCAGGCAGGCAGGCGTATCGCCCCATCTAACCTTTTCCAAATGAGCAATACATTTTTCATTGGTGTTGTACTTGGTAGAAAGCTGTGTTAAATTCATTGCTTTTTCTTTTGTTTTAGTTATCTAATAAGTATCTTTGTATCTCAAACACGCATGATACGGTTGGCTCGTTGTGCCCTCACGGTCTTGCAAGTTTGATGGTCAGTCGTACAGGATTTGAACCCGTATTTATAAGGTGAGCGCCTCATTGTTCTATCCGTTGAACTAACGACCGAATTTTAAAAGTCCCTAAGCCAATAGGGGCTTTTTTATTTCAAATAATTTGTATCTTCGTGGAGTGGATGGGTTTCGAACCCATTTCCCAGAGTGTGAAATTCGTGGATGTTAACCAATTACACCACCACCCCAAAACTCTCAGCATTAGTAGTGCTGAGGGTTTTTTGTTTTCAAATATTTCTTATCTTTGTGGAGCGGATGGGAATCGAACCCATTTTAGTAGCGTTGAGAATCGCACTTTTGACCTTCAACCGCCCCCCGAAAGCCTCAGATGTTAGAGCATCTGAGGCTTTTTTATTTTTCGGCAGTAAAGGTCGAAGTATATAGTCTGAAAAAGATTGCAGGTTTGTTGCAAAAAGATTGCAAAAACGTTGCAGGAAATTTATTTAAAAATGGAGGCGTATATTTTGTCCAGTACGGCGTAATCTCCCCCTAAAAACTTAGGGTCATCTAAAGTTTTTGGTTCTATGTTTCGAAGGGTCTCACGTAGCGTTCTCCCTTGT